TAGCCGCACCGCCAGAGCGAATGAGGTCCAGCTGCTTCTGCAGCAGTTCTTCTTGGATCGGCCCGAGACGCGACGCGCGATCAAACTCGGACTTCGCAAAGGCCGCCTGCTGCTCCGGCGTGATCGCGGCATTAAGCGCTGCCGTCTCGGCACCCTGCCTGCGCAGGTCGGCGATAGTGATGTCTAGGAGTTCTTTCTGGAACGGGGCAAGCGTGTCCAGTTGCGCGAGTTGCCTGCGCGCGAGCTCCGTATTGAGCTTGATTAGCTCCTGTTCTTCGGCGGTAGGTGCTGGCGTAGACGTGACGACGTTCGTGGTGCTTCCTCCACCCCCGAACAGAGAGTCAACTAGCCCGCTCATCTCAGCCTCTTCACGTACACGTCCGCCGTGTAGGTTCTGCGGAAGTTGAGGTTCTCAAGCACGTTGGAGAACTTCCGGTTCCCCTTCTCCACCACGCCGCCGACGTACTGGCAGCCTGCTGCATGGAGCGTCGCCATCGACTGAATGATGAGCTTGCGCAGGGCTACAGCCTTCAGCTTCGCCGGCACCTCCGGGCGCACGAACATGAACTCCACGTATCCGAACGGCTTGGAGATGGCTACCTGGCAGCATCCGATTACGTGTTCGTCCACGCAGGCAATGAGCCAGTGCGGGAAGACCTGAGTCCAGTCGACGGCCGATACGTCGACGCCGTTTTCGGTCAGCACCGTGGCGATGTCCTGGCCGGCCTCATTCACTGCGAGGCGAATCTCGACCATGTCGCGCACGATCTGCGCTCTTGTTCTATGCGTTGGTGCAGTGGCAGCCTGAACGGTCATTTCCGTTTCGCTCGAAGTTCGGCCTGCTTCGCCTTGTGGGCCTCAATCCGCGCGCTGTCACCCTCGATGAGCGCACGGATAACCTTCAGATCGTTTTCGGCGAGTTCGGCATCAATCTTCGCGTTGTGCGCCGCCGCTTCGCGAGATGCCCTGCCTGATTCCCAAGCCGCTTCCTCGGCCTGACGTTGCGCAACCTCCTCGTCCGTCATGGGAACGGGTTTCCCGTCTACAGATTTCATGTAGCTCATGATTTCCTGACTCCGTAGAGGATGAACGTGCCGCTTATGTTTCCACTGGAGGTGAGAATGCGGAAAGCATTCACCGCCGACGTGTTGAGGTATCGCCCGCCGACGTGGAACGCCGCAATGGTGCTGGCGTCGCGAAACCATGTGCAATGATTATTGGTCCACTTATGGCGGCTGGAATTAACTCCGTAGATTTCAACGCGCCCCACTAGTGAGGCGGTTGCCCCGTTGTCTAGGCCCAAAGCAAGGCGTATCTGTGCGTCTGCGATGTCACCGGATGCTCCAGCAGTACCACCTGCGTCCGTATTGCCTACGTTCGTCCAAGCGTAGTCGGACGCTCCGGCATCGAACGACGCGCCGCCGTTCGTGTCCATGCGCAGCCACAGATCCACGTTGTCCGTCGCAGGAACAACGTCGTGCATCAGGATTATGTAGTTGTCGTAGGTGCTGTCGATGCCAGTTGTGAAGTCCACGGTGGCGACGCCGCTCACGGTCTGCGGCTGAATCAATTCCAGAGCAAGCGTCTTGCCATTGGCCTGCACCGTCCCAGTTCCCTTCGGGACCAGGTTCAGGCTGATGTTCGTGTCGCCGCCAGTCGCACTCAGAGACGGAGCATTGCCGGTGGAATTGTTCGTGACGGTTACTTCGTTAACGGCGCTTGCCGTCTTAACGAACTTCAGAAGCTCATTGCCGCTTGAATCCGTGATCGGCTGATCCGCGGCGTGTTGGACCTCCGTGCTGGTGGCCTGGCCGAGTACCACCTTGCCGGTGCCCTTGCCCTTGAGCGTGACGGGGATGTTCGTGTCGCCGCCAGTCGCGGCGAGCGTTGGCCCAGCCCCGGTTGCCGCATTTGTGATCGTTACTTCGTTCACCGCGGATGCCGTAGCAACGTCGGCGATCAGAACTTCGTTGCCATTGCCATCCTCGATCACGACAGAGGCGCCGGCCCCTGTTCCTTTAGGCCGAACCCCGAGCCCTACGTTAGTGTCCCCGCCACTTGCCTTCAGCACAGGGCGGTTGCCGGTTGCGGCGTTCGTAGCAGTGAGCTCGTTCACCGCGCTGGCCGTGGCAACATCGCCGATCAGTACCTCGTTTCCGTTACCGTCTTCGATCACGACCGAGGCGCCACTGCCCGTTCCCTTCGGACGAAGCGCAAGCCCGACGTTCGTGTCGGAACCCACAACGACCACGCGCGGACGGGCAGAGGTTGCCGCGCCGATGAAGTCGATGCCGTTTACAAGTGACGCCGCCGTCCCGTCGAACCTGAATAGGTCGACCCCGCCGAGTCTCACATCAACCCGGTCGTCGGTATCTGCCGTCAGCGACGTGTCCGCATCGCCGTCAAGGATCAGCTCGTAGCCATCCATGTCGAGCGTGCCTGTCAGCGGGGAAATCAGCGACCGGGCATTGTTGAGGATGTTGTTGAACTCGGCATTCAGGTCCGAGGCCGTGAGCACTTCGCCGGACACCCACGTTTTGACCCTGGAGAGCGCCATTGCTTAGTTCTCCACGCTTTCCGCGCCCGGGGTTACGGCCGCTGTGATGCTATGCACTTCGATGTCCTGGTTGTTTGCGCTGTCCGTGATCTGGTAAGTCACGGTGCGGAACTCACCACCCTCCTCGCCGAAACGGTGGTATCGGTCTACGAATTGCGATCCGCCAAGCGTCGAGGTATCCAGCGTGAACTGATTCGACGAGGCGCTGCCAAGCACGTCGGCGCCACTCTGCGCCACCGTGAGTGTCTGCTGCGCGTTGTTGTCCCGCGTCCAGCCGAACGTAAAGTTGAAGTTGCCCTTCGGGGCAAGGCCGATAGCCCCGTGTGACAACTGCTTCATGAGCAGCGGGTTCCCGTAGCTCATGGTCGGGGTAGTGATTTTGTAGGAAAGGCCGGTGCTGCCGTCGATCGAGCGGTCAGACACATTCAGCCGCCGCACGAACCCATCATTGCCGCCAGCCAGAATCCTGCGCAGCCCGTTCGTGTCTACGAACGTGGCGAGGCTCGCGGCAGCGTAGGCCTTGAGCTTCGCCCAGCGAATGACGTCCGGCGCTCCGCGGAAATCCATGAGGAGGCACCTGTTGTTCGTGCTGCTCGCATCCCACGAGGCCGTGACCAGCACCATGCCGGCCAGCTGGTCGGTGGCCGCCCAGATGTTCCGCAGACGGTTGTAGTTCAGATACGACCTGATGCCGCCGACGTTGATCGGCCTGGAAAGGCTCGCCTCGAAGAAGTCGCCGAACGCGGACGTGGCGGACAAGCTGTGCACCGACCCGAACTGGCTGACGAATCCGATGTCATCGCCGAACCGGAAGATGGCGTTGTGCCAGCACGCACCAAGCCCAGAGACGAACGGCTTGCGCGCGAAGGCATCGGAGCCTGTCGGCGAACTTCCCGTGATTCGATGGATAGAGCCCTTGTTCGGCCCCTTATGAACCCAGAGCTCGTCCTTGTGGCTCACGAGACCAGTGATGATGTCCCCGTCGTTCGGGTCGATGTCGATAGACCCAGATCCTGATCCGGTCCAATCCTCCGGGTCGGTATTCGCGCTGTAGTAGAGCCTGGACGGGGCTGACACGACGCCAGCTGCCCAGGCGCGGTTCTTATGCGCGCAGCCGAACGCGAAGTTCGGCGGGCTGCCGGCGAGGTTCTGCGCGGTGCTCTGATCCCACGACCTCGGCACATCCGAGGTGGAGTCTGAAGTGAAGATCAGAAGGTCGTCGAATGTGAAGTAGGAAGGAACCCTCCCGCTTTCGAGCCCAGAGCCGATCGTGGTGGCGAAGTCCCCGTCGTCGTTGTCGGCCAGAGCCTTCGTCCCGCAGTGCACGATCCTGCGACGGCTTGGGCTGCCGGCAGTGCCATGCCGCCAGTAGTCGAAGAGGCCCGTGACGACGGCTCCTGACTCCAGCGCAGAGGAGTTGACCTTGGATGCGCCGCCCATCTTGTGCGGGCCGCCGTCCAACTCGAATAGGCAGTCCTCGGCGTCGACCAGAAATGGAATGACCACCTTCCCGGACTGGTCCGGGGCGACGTCGACTGACGGGCCAAAGTCCGTAGCCCATCCACCGCCGAAGAAGTGTCGCAGGACACGCGTCGCGTTCGACGGCACTCAGTCCTCCATCCGGTCGAAGCGGCCGTTCACGTCATACCTGCGCCCGCGCGACCCGCTCCAAGGCCTCTGCGCACGTCTGGCGTACCCCTGCATCCGCGGGCGCAGCTGCGGGCGGTTGGCGCCGATCTCGACGTCGCCCATGACCCTGAGCATGACGTCCGTGTAGTCGGACTTGGCAGAGTCCGCTCTGGCATCATCTTTCTTGTCCCGATACCAGTTGTAGAGCGCGTGGTACAGGATGGCGTGCCGATAGCGCAGCGGCACGATCGGCTCGTCCGTGGTCGCCGACATGCTCGTCAAGGCCGTCCCGGTCGTGCTCACCGCAAGATTCGCCGTGATGTAGGAGTACGGGATGGTCATGTTCGTCGACGGCGGGGCGTGGAATTTCACCCTGCGGATCGGCGTCGTGTTGCCGCTTGGCGCGTAGTCGATGATGCAGGCGACGGACGGGCGCGAGGGCACCGAGTTCGCCGGATAGCGTCGGCGAAACTCCGTCCTGCTGATGAGATCTATCGCCACCTGGTCGGAGAAGCGCTGCATGTCCAAGGGCCGCAGGAAGTCCGAGGCGAGGTCGTACTCGTCCTCGTAGTAGACGTAGGTCTCGCCGCTTACCGTTGTCTCCGTGAACTTGCTCGACAGGACAGCAGCCGTGTCACTGCTCACCGAGGAGATCGTGTACGGGTTGAGCGCCCCGGCGATGCGGACCTTGCCGTTCGCCCGCATGTTCTTCACGGTGAATTCGTTGTTCGTGTTCCACGCAGTCCCGGAGCCAGTCAGGGCGGTGTCGCCCTTCGTGACGCTCACCGTCCCGGTCGTGTACTGCGCCTGCGTGACGATCACTGCGTTGCGCTCTGCCCACGGGAACTTGTAGTCCGTCCCGAGGTGCATGTCGTGAAGTGCTATGTTGATGTAGCGCTTCGCCTGGTTTTCGGTGGCCGTTACGCCAGTCGCTTCCCTCGTCCGGTTCTGAAGATCGGTGAAAAGGTCACTGAACGTCGTTAGCTGCGATGTGGCGCTCATTCGTCCTCATGCAGTGAACGGACCTGGTTTGCGGCGCGCGGCGTAGGTCCGCATCGCGCCATCGCCCAGGCTATGCGGATTCCTGAAACGCACTTGCGCCCGCGGGTTCGTGCCAGCCAGCACCACGTAGGCACCGCGCTTCACTCGAATCTTCTCGTTGAGCAGCAGATCACGTGTCGCGCTCGCCACTTCGACGCCGCCTGCATAGACAACATTCGTCGCGTCGGTCGTGTACCCGGTGTCGGTGTCGTAGATCGTTACCGTGTTGTCCGTGGCGGCGCCCGCGATCATCGAAATGCCGGTGATCTCGCCAGGCCCGACAAAGGCGTGACCGGACTTGGTCAGGTAGTCGGCCTGCCGAAACCGCTCAACCTTCGGCCCGAGACGCGCGTCGTCGACCATGACATCATCGAACAGCAGATAACCTTTCGTGGTCCCGGCGTCCTGACCAACCACGCCGAGCCTTGCTTGGGCAATGGCCGCCTGATCGAGCGATGAGACAGTAGTCGCCGCCGCATCGTCCAGGCGCAGCACGAGAGAACCGTCGTTGCTCGCGCCATCGTCGAGAGTCACGGCGAGTTCCACCGTATGCCAAACCCCTGTCGTCAGCGGTAGGAACTGGCTGCCTGACGTCTCGCCGACGCCGATCCGCAACCCGTTTGCCGTCGTGTAGTTGATGACGACCACGGCTTCGTTCGTTGGCCCGGCGGACTGCAGCGCGAGGATGATGAACTCGTCGGTGTCCGCCATCGTTATGTCCGTGGACACGAAAAGCTGGAACCGGACATGCTCGACGCCATCGAGCGCAAGATCGAACCCGTCGTCCTCCTGCACGTAGGCGTCGGCCGGCGTGCCGTCATTTGCCAGGTTCACCCGCATGCAGTAGGCGCCGCGGAACGGCATCGCCAGGCCAGTGAGCGAAGCGAGTGTGGTGTAGTGAGGAAAATCGAGCCGGGTTTCCGTGTCGGTTTCGCTGTTGAAAGCTCCCCGCGTCCCGTCTTCGAAACCTTCCTCGAAAAGCCAGGGAAAGGCCATTGGCTCACTCCTTCGCAGCCTTCTCGGCCGCTTTGCGCTGGCGTCCTGCCTTCATGGCCGCCTTCTGCTCCGGGCTCATGGTGCGCTTTGGTTTCCCTTGCTTCGCGTTCGCCAAGCCGATTCCGTTCTCGATGTGGTCCTTCACCGCCGAGCGCTGATCGTTCGACATGAGGCTGGGCTCGAACCCAAGGGACTTGAGGTATTCGATCTGCTCTTGGCTGAAGACGACCGCGGGGCCATTGGTGGCCGGCATGAAGAACTGCTTCCCTTGGATCTGCGCGTTGTCCATGTTCAGGGTCGACGCAGTCGGGCGGTGCTTCTCCAGATTCGCCGCGTCGCGCTCGCCGGGCCGCAGACGCAACTGCAGGTTCTTCCACTCCAGAATCCTCGCCTTGTTTCGGCCTTCCCAACTCCGATGCTTGTCGACCGCGCCCGGAGGAGCCTTGCGCATCTCCTCCTGCGAGGGCATCCCCGTGAGGATTTCGTTGAGCAACTGTCTGCTCCTCGCCACCATGCGGCCTTCCTCATCGGCGTTCGCAGGGGGTTTCGGGATCTGCTGCTCGTACAGCTTTTTCGAGCGCTGCAGTTGCCGATAGACCTCACCCTTGTCCTGGATGTGCGGGCTGGTCATCTTGGCCTCCAGCGAGGCGATTTCCTCCCGGGCGGCTTGGGCCTGATCCGGGCGAAGGAGCGGTTTCGTGTCGAAGACTTGCGTGTCCATGTTCAGGCTGCCTTTCTGGCTGGGATGCCGACGACCTTCTCGCCGTAGTTGACGTCGTGGGTGACGACAGCACCGGCCGCGACCATCGCGTCGACGCCAATGACCACCCCTGGAAGAATGACTGCCCCGGCGCCTATGGAAGCGCCTTTGAGGATGCGCGGGGGCTGGGGCACATAGCCGTGGTTTCCCGCTTTCGGGTACTTGTCGTCCGTCATCGTGACGTTCGGGCCGATGAAGACGTTGTCCTCGATCACAGTGCCGTTCGGGATGAACGCGCCGTGCTGAATGCGGACGTTGGAGCCGATGCGGCAGTTCTTGCCGACGTAGGCGCAACTGCCGACCACGCCACCGGGACCGATGATCGTGCCCTCGCCGACCGAGGCGTACTGCCATACCTTCGTGCTTTCGGCGATGCGGGCAGTGTCGGCTATCACGCGACCCGCCGGATGTTGTTGCCCCAGCCGACCTCTTCTGGCTCGTCCCAGAGCACCGGCCCTTGCGGGGTAATGTGGCCGGCGTACCAGCGGCCCTGATAGCGCTGGGGCGTGATGGTCACGTTCGCGATGTGCGGCATCACCCGGTCGCAGTCCACCCAGACGTCTACACCGAAGTCGTGCATGCGCTGGATGAAGTACATATCCTCCATGAGCCGCCCAGGCGTGAGCTTCCCGCCCTCGAACCACGGATCGCCAAGGCGGTCGAGCACGGGTTTCCTGACCAGCGCCCCAGCCTGCCCAGCCGAGTCGCCCTTCGGAAGCTTGAATAGCCCCTGCGTCGGAAGATCCAGCCACGAGTAGCGCCGCATCTTCTCGGCAATCGGCCCGTGCATCAGGCATGGGACGAACGGCGAGTCCCGGCGCGGAACGACCGGCAGCACGAAGTCGAGTTCGCGGTCGAGCAGCCTGAGAAGCAGGTCTGCCTCGAAGGTATGGTCGTCGCCGAGGAACCAGCACCATGCTCCGGTCATCCGGCGCACGCCTTCGTTCAACTGGTGCGGGATGTCCGCGCCTCTGGCGGCGATGAGGCGCGTGCCGTGCGGAACCTGCAGCGCCTCGATCGACAGCCAGAACTCCGCATATCGCGCCAGGGAGGCCGCCGTAACGACGACCGTCCCCGGAGCGTGCTGGGAGGAAACGTGCTGCATCAGCCGGTGGACAGCGTGCCGCCCGTGCCGCCCTGAATCGTCGCGATGTAGTTGTTGCAGAGCACGATGTCGCTGGTCGCCGTAGCTTCCGTAAGGTCGCCAGCCACCGCGTGCATGCAGCGCATCACCATCACCGCGTGATCGTTCGTGTTGCCAGTGACGTCGATGACGTCCGTCATGATGGCGCCGGAACTGTGGATGAAGTCGCAGTCCCGGATGGTGAAGTTGTCGACGCCGGTCGTGATCTCCACCACGTCATCCCAGGCCGTCGAGCCAGCCAGCACCACTAGGCTCCTCTGCAGGACCCCGCCGTCCATCCCGCCAGTCGCCGCAGCGCAACGCAGGAACGGCCCTTGGTTGTCCTCTACGTAGACGTAGTGATTCGACAGGCGCGGACGGGCCGAAGCGCCGGTCACGCTGATGCCGAAAGTAGCGGTATTCGCTGCGGTGGTGATGTTCCACGTGATGTCATGGAAGTTCGCGTCCGCGGCAGCGAGGCTGATGCCAGCCTGCGCCGAAGCCGGGACGATGTGCACGTAGGCAATCTCGGTTCTCGCCGAGGACACCGTGAAGACGGCGGCAGAAGCCGTGGTCGTCACTGCCGCGTCGTACCTGGTCGTGCGCGTGCCATGCTCGTGCGGGTCGATAGGACCGCCGGGCACGCCGAGCACCTTCAGGCCAGCCTTGTTGATGGTCTGCGTCGCGCTCCATGAATGCGAGCCAGGCAGGAGCATGATGACGTCTCCCACATCTGCGGTCGCGTTCGTCACTGCCTGGTTCACGGTCAGAAGCGCACGCTCTGGGGAGAGGCCGTCGTTGTTGTCCGAGGCAACGTAGCTGCGTCCCTCTACGGTGTAGCTCGCTGATGGGGCCACGAAGAACACGCGGCCGGTCGTGATCGGAATGGCGCCCCAGAGGGTGCCGTACGTGGTCAGGTAACTCATCTGTACTTCTCCTTCGCCACGATTTCCGCCCTACCCGTCCGCTTGCGTGGCCTCAAGTCTGGACCAGCGGTTAAATGCCTTCGCTCTTGACGAAAAATTTCCCGAACCATCCGGTTTTCGGGGTGCCGCCAGAACGGTCCTTTTGCTTCGAGCCGAGGTTCGGACTCGCAGGGGAGCCTTTGGGCGTGTTGCCGTGCCCGCCGGCCCCCTTGCGGTTCGCCCCGTGCTGGTTGTTCCAGTACGGGTTCGCCATCACGTCACCTGTGCGCCGAGAACCCAGCGCCAGTTCGTGTACACGTTGGCGTAGCGGGCGTAGCCGCGCCACTTGCCGACCAGCGTGTCGAAGTCCTCCACCATCGCGAACTCGACCGGCACGCGGTCGGCCCACATCACGTACATCTTGCGCATGCGCGAATCGCACATGAACCAGTTGTTCGTGTCGGTGAAGTAGCGGCACTCGTAGCCCTTGTACTGGCCCTGGTGCACGTTCGGGTTGTTGTTCGCTGTGTCGACCTTGCCGCTGGCCTTCATGATCTCGTAGGCCTGCTCGTAGAGGTCCGGCGGATACCAGAGCTCGTCCGGGGTCACGTCGATCTTCTCGGCCTGGTCGCCGCGGAAGCCGACCATCTGGATCCGAGCCGCCGCCACCGCGGTCGCTGTCAGCGATGCGGTGATGAGGTTGTCGAAGCCGGCCGACGTCGAGGCGCCGGAGGTGGTCGTGTGGCTGTTCGAGCACAGCGCGACGCCTTCGGAGTGGCTGTAGAAGAACGTGTCCACGCTGAAGGCGTTGTTGAAGATGCGATGCGCGTGCTGCTCCCGGGTTCTCGCGTAGGACGACGCGAGCGCCTTGGGCCGCTGGTCGAGGATGTGGAACTGCTCGTCGTCGACGAGCTTGCGTTCCGCCTGAATGCCCTTCGTGAACTCGACGAAGGTCATCGTCACGTCGTAGCCCTGGTTCAGCGAACCGTAAGACACCGTGCCGGTGAACTCGTCCCAGCCGCCGATGGTCCCGACTTCGGACCACGTCATGTTCTGACGGCCGCTGTGGGGAACGGTGCTGTAAATCTCCCCGATCATCGACGGGATCTGGTTTTTCTCCTCGTGGAAGATGCGCTGAAACCGCGGGTCGAGGAGGTCCGCAAACGCGGTGGACTGCATTGGGGTTGCCATGTCTGTTCTCCTGGACTCTCGGTTAGGTCACGGTCGCGCCGAGGAGGTGGTCGACGAACTGGATGAGCGCGTAGCTCTTCGTCGTGCCCTCGTTGGCGATGTCGTTGAGCACCATCTCGACCACGACGATCGTCGCGTCGCCGGAGATCGCTACCGTGGCGTCGACTTCCGTGCAGTTGGTCGTCAGCTGGGCCGTGATCGTGCTAAGAGGCGACACTCCGGCGTACAGGAATTGATCGCCGACCGCCGTGTCGTATGGGAACGCCACCGTAACGGTCGCCGCGTTCGCCGCAGTCGACGTGATCTTCCGGGCTTTGCCAGCGTTGGCGCCGCTGTATCCCCAGATAATCCCCTCGTCCAGGTCCGGGCTGTTCGGGTCGAACCCTGAGGTCGTCACCGAAAGGCCATCCGTGGAAGCCGTGGTTACGGTCGCGGCCGTAAGCGCGGTGCCGTCCGCCGCGCCACCGGAGAGCCGGGCGCGGAAAACCGCCGTGGGGTTGATGATGAGCGACGTGAGCCGCGCCGTGTCGGAGTTGTCCGACTGCTGGGCCGTGACGTAGGTCCCGGCTGCGTCGACGTTCACTCCGACGAAGTCCACGGCGCCGCCAGTCGTGCCGAGCACGACGCCAGAGCCGTTCGATGCCACCTTCAGGTAAGGCCTGCCGATAACGGTGTTCGTGGCCGCGACTTGGTACTTCTTGACGATGGCCGTCGAACCGCCGGACAGGTCGTATGCGAATTCCATGTTCCTATCCTCTGAACATGCGCCCGTACTCAGCGGCCCGCCGGTAGTTCTCCACCTTGCGGTGCTCGGCCTCCGCATCCTTCTCGTTCAAGAAAAGGGACGCGAAACCGAACTGCTGGCATACGTCGCAGTTGCCCCTAACGCGCCGAAGGTTCCTGTCGGGGTGAAGGCGGTAGTGCGCCTTGGCCGGCTGAAACTTGCGGGCGTGCGTAGCGCAGAGGATTACGGCCTTCCCGAGAGCGATCATGTCGTCCAGGTTCGCGCTACCACTGGTGTAGCGGTTCTTCCTGAACTCGTCCCGTTTCAGTTCCGCCCGCTTGATCTGCCGCGGCGTGTACTTCCCGGGAATGACGATTTCGAGCACGGCCTAGCCCCTGCGTTTGCGGGGTTTGGACCTCGATCGGCGGTTTGGATAACGCACTAGGCCGGAAGCCCTAGTCGACGACGAACGTTCGGCGATGCGTAGGAAAGCTCCTTCTCGACGTCTTCCCAATCCTTGTACCTGCCGCTCTTGATGCCGCGCTGATAGAAGTCCTTGTGTTCTCCCTTCAGCGCGTCCACTAGCTTCTTGCCGGTCGGCTTTCCGCCGCCGCTATCGCCGCTTGAGCCGCCCTGCTCGTCGTGGTCTTCCACGCGACGCGAATTGGCAGCCTTCTGCAGCTTGTCCAGTGGACCCAGCACCGACCGGATCGCGGCGAGCTCGGTTTCCACGGATTTCGGTTGCCCGATACTGGTGAGGTAGTTGAACTCCTCCTGCACCTTTTTCCGTGTTTCCGAGCCCGATTCCATGATCTCGGGCTTGAGCCGCTTGTACGCGGAAATGTCCGCGTCGATGCGTTCCTTCTTCGTCCGTGCGTCTACGGCAGCATTCGCTGTAGCGTTCGCGTGCTCGATGGCCTCCTCACGCACCTGCGAGGCCCACCTGTCGTCGGCCTGCTCCTGCGTGATCTGGCCGGCGTCCACCGCGGCCTTCAACTCGGCCCTGGTGAATCTCTTCGGAGCCTGGCGATCGTCGTCCTTCCTTGACGCTGCGCCTGACTTGAACGCCTCGAACTCGCGCGCCTGGGCTTCCAGCTGGCCCTCGTAATGGGCTCGCTGGCTTGCAAGCGCCGCCTTCAGCTGCTTTGCCGTAATCGGCTTGTCGTCGTTATCCGAACCACCGTTCGATGATCCGCCTGACGAAGCGCCACCCTCGCCGTTTTCGACGTTGTCCACGTCAGCGTGTTCTTGAGTCATCGCGCCTTCCCGCGTTGCCAGCCCGCGTCGACCGGGCAAGTACGACCGTTGCGGCCGAACCTACGGGGCGCTATTGGAAGACGAGGTTTTTGCGGGGGTTTCTGCGGGTCTACGCCGCAAGGGCGTGGCGCCGAACAGGGCCGAGCCATCCCCCGGTGTCAGGGGGGGAGTCGTGAAAGTCCTCAGGGCGGTATACGCCCTCGGCGAGCAGCCAATCGCGCAGGCCAGCCGGGCTGTAATAGGCCTTGTCGAAAGGACCCTTCACCCGGAGTTCAAAGAGCCCGTTTTCCTTCTCGTGCCTGAACCAGTATTCCCACTTCGCCTCGTTGATCTTGACGAAGAACTGCTTGACGGCTCGGCGGCTAAGAGGACGGTTGGGTAGTCTCATTTTTCTTCTCGAATTGCACGATGAACTCGTCGGCTTCCTTCCCGCCCTTCAGGATGTAGGCCGGGAGCTCGATTGCGAAGCGCAGGGTTTCAATGGCGACGTTCGCCTGGAAGATGTCGTGGCGCAGCTTGCGCACCTCGGCGTCGTCCAGCACCGATGGGTCGCCAAGGCGGTCATGCGCCTTCTGCTTCGCCTTGGTGTAGTTCTCGGCGATGCCCTGCAGGTAGGTGCAGTACCGCCCCCACTCGTCGGTTCGCTGCAGGCTGTCCATGAGAGGGGCTGCGCCGGCCAGTATCCTCGCCATCGGAAGCATGCTTTGCTGTGCACGCGCATGGCGCTGGGTCAACGACTGCTGAACGTCCTTGCGGTCTACGATCATGCGGCCATCCTGATTTGGCTAACCTGGCGCACGATGTCCTCGGCCAGGAATACTGAATCGGCGGCCTGTATGGCCCCTTCGTAGTCGAGACGGCGCTGTTGCACCGCATCAAGGAAATGGGCCAGTTCGTCCTCCAATGGCGCCTTTTCGGCGAGGAGGTCAGCCCGCAGGTAGCCGTCCTCGGCATGCGGTGAGTCGACGTAGATGGTGTGCCACTCTCGCACGTTCTCGTCGTGGACACGGCTTGCGCGCAGATACGCATCGCTGCCGCAGGGGAAGTGCAGATGCGCTTCAGCATCGTCCGCGGAGCCTTTGGCTTTCTGCCACAACGGCATGCCCAGCATCGAGATCAGCAGGTCTAGGTCGTGGATCATGAGGTCGTGGACCACGTGCACGTCTAGGCACCGCCCGTTCTCTACCGAGCACCGGCTGATCTCGGCGATCACCGGCGCCTTCACCGCAGCCGCGAGCCGACGAAACGCCGGATTGAAGCGCTCGATGTGGCCGACATGCAGCACCGTCCCCATCCACCTCGCCCGCTCTACCAGGTCGATGGCTTCACTCGCGTACTGAGCCACCGGCTTCTCCACCAGTACATGCATGCCCTTGGAAATCAGCCCGTAGGCTAGATCGAAGTGCTGCGTGGTAGGGACGGCAACAATGGCAGCCCGGAACGGCCCTTGGCTGTTGCCAAGCTCGGTCGCAAGGCGCTCCAGCCGCACTTGGTCCACGTCCACTAGCCCGACTTCGAGGCCCATGCGGTGCAGAGTTCTGGCGTGGCGCTCGCCCATCTTTCCGCAGCCGACGACGACGACCTTCAAGCGGCCACCATCGCATTTGCCCCACCGCCAGCGGAGGGCAAGGTCTCATCGAGCAGTTCACCGCCCTGCACCGCAGGCATGGCCTGACCGCCGGGTTGCGGGGCGCCGGCAGGACCGGGCATGCCGGGCTTCTGGGTTTGCTGCCCGAACTGCTGTGCCGCGGCGAGCATTGCCGCCTGCTGCTGCTCCAGCACCGCCTGCTGGGCCAATTTCTGCAGGTACGGGAAGAATATCGTCTGCACGAACTCCTCCGGGACCAGCCCGAACTCGTCGGACTGCGTGAACTCCTGCAGCTTCGCAAGGTGCTGGGCCGCACCTTCTGCCGGATCGCCGACAGGCATCTGCCCGTCCAGCATCATTGCGATGGCGTCCTCGACGAGGATCTTCGGCGTGAAGGCACCAGCGGTCGGAGGCGTCAGGTATCTGTCGGGGTCCAGGCCGTGCGCCTTTCCCTTGTCGCGGAACAGGCGGAACATGCCGTCCGGCTGCAGGATGCCAAGCTGGATGGCGAGCGGCGTGACGTACATGGCGATGATCTGGTCGAGGTTCTGCTGCATCGCCTCCTTCGAGGTGTTCAGGGCGTTCGCAGAGAAGTCGAACATGAAGGCGCCTTGAATGGTCGTCCGGTCCTCGATCGAGCGGTACGGGTCGTTCACCGCATCCTTGTAGCCGTTGATGAGGAACTGCTTTCCTTTCGGCAGGAATGCCTGGTTGTGGTTGTGGACGAGGCGCCAGATTTGCGTGAGACCGATGAAGAACCGGCGAAGCACACGCTCGGGCCGCGCGTCGCCCTGTGCTAGCACGGTCTGCATCCCGCTCACGGTACGAAGTGCCGAGGCCTTCCCCTGCGGCACGCGCCCCAGCTGGAGCTCGCCGATCGTCGTCAGGCGCTCCTCCATTTGCTGCAGCAGCGTGACCATGTTGAAGCCGAAGGCCTGGTTCTGGTTCCCGATGCTCGGGAAACTGACATCCTTCTGCGGGTCGTTCAGCGGGTACATCTCGCCGGGCCACATCCGAATCACCTCCGGGCGCATGTTCGAGGTCGCACGGTAGAAGCCGAACGGCGTTGTCGACATCGTCCCCGAATCGCCCATGAGGTCGAAGAACATCTTCGACAGGTCGTGCAGCCCCTCCATCATCTCCAGCAATCCGATCGACGCCCTGCGCCCTGGAACCGGGAAGAGATGCGCTTCCGCGAACGGCCGCGTCGGGGTTTCGGCCGGGAACATCTGCGTGAGATAGCGCGCACGCAGCAGCGTCTCGGTTTCGACGATGTACCACCAGATGACGTCCTCGTCCTTGCCGTCCTTGTCCACGTCGTAGCAGTCGAAGACCATGAGCCGCGTCAGCGTCTCGTGGCTCTGTACGTCCTTTTCCTTCGACTTCTGCTCCTGGTGCCCCTGCATGACGTCCTTCTGCTGCGCCTGCTCCTGGTACGACTCGTCCATCTTCGCAACGCCGAGCTTTTCGCGATCCTCCGGCGTCAGCAGGTCGTAGAAGGGCTTGTCCCCAGAGGCGAGGCGCTTGATCTCGTCGATCGAGGGGAAATCGCGCAACCACACGTGCGCGGCGCCCATCGGGTTCGATGGCCCGGGGATCTGCAGGTTTTCGCAACGCGCCGGATGCCCGACATCCTGGTAGTCCTTCGGAATGATCCGCGGACCTTCATAGCGAACCGCTTCGCGCTCGATCTCCACCTCGACCTCGCCGTCGTCCCGCGTGAAGAACGACGCGCGGTGCTTCTGCTTGCCTTCCTTGATGACCCAATCCCAGCCATCCTTGCCGGGGTCGAGATCGGCCTTCGGAAACTTGCCCTCAAGCCACATGCGGAAGAAGTCCGCCGGGTAGCCCTCGGCCGGCAACGCGCCGATCGCGAAGAGGTCGATGACCTGGCGTGTCTCCTTCACCCACGGCACGTATGCGGTGTAGACGCCTTCGTTCACGAAGTCATGCGCAAGCGTGCCGATGATTTCTTCCCCTGGCTGCTCGACGAAGACTTGGTAGTCGATCAGATGGTCCACGTCCTCCGTTTTCGGCTCGTCGTGTTTTTTGGTCGCCTTCGCCATCACGCACGGGCGCGACGACATGACAGCGTTGTGCAGCGTGTCCTGCAGTCGCATCGACGCGGTCATCATGTCCGGGATCGCCGCATCGGTCGCGTTCTCCCAAGGCCAGTCTCGCCCCTCGGTCCACATGCGGTACTTCGCATAGCGCTGCAGTCGCGCGTCTATGTCCTGCGAGCGGTTCGTGTTGTCGTCCTGATAGAACCGCTTGATGCGTTCTACGATCTTTCCCCTGTCGACGCTGATCGAACTGATTCGAGGTCTTTCTCGCTTCATGAGGTCAGCCATTCGCCATCTCCATCCAGCTACGCCGCCCCATCTCGCAGAGCAGGCCATTCGCGAATTCGTCGCGGAACTTGTCTACCTTCCCGTCCTGCTCGCGCATGTAGCCTGCGAGGTTCCGACGCCACAGAACCGTGTACTGCGACGGGTTTAGCGTCTGTGCGCAACGACCGCAAAAGGTGAAATCCGCGCGCCGACCGTCTATGAGAATGAAAGTCACGCGCACGGCATCTTCGTTCGGAGGACCAAGGCGCTTCGGCTCGCCCGCCCGCTTTTCGCCTTCATCCCATCGCTGCAGAACCTCAAAGCAGGGCTCGTCGCAAATGGAGCAGCAGCCCGGAATCTTGTGCGTCACGGCACAACCCTCCAACGAAGGAACGAGCCCGCCTTTGCCGTAACTGCCGTGCCGGCGGTCTCACTCGCAAGCTGAATCCTGACGCTGCCGACAGGCGCGGCACCGGCATCGCAGTTGCCCCATACCGTCGTCGGCCAAGACTGCGTCGTGTTCGGCAGTCCGCCGACCGGGATGAGGAGCGAGGCACCAATGTTTCCTCTCGCGTTCAGGACCGCCGTCGCGCTCTGGGCCTCCTCGATGTTCGCGCAGCCATCCGTGAGTCCTGCGGCCCATGCGAGACCCAATCGCGGATTCGCGGACGCTGTGGCGGTTCTCAGCCTGATCTGTCCCTCGAACTCGTAGCGCGTGTTGGCCGATGGCATGAATCCAAGCCCGATCACGTCAACCGCAGCGGTCAGCGCAGTGGAAAAATCGCTTGTCAGGCGGGCATAAATCCATCCATCACCGGACTGCGGGCTGGTCCAATGGGTCGCGTAGTCGGCATCGGAACTCTTCGCGAGAATCTGCCCGGTGGTTCCGCCGGCCGGGACTCCCTGCCCGTCCTGACCGTCAGCACCAGCTGGGCCTTGCGGACCTTGGGCGCCCGCCGCCCCCGGAGCGCCATCGGCACCAGCCGGCCCAGGTTCTCCCTGCGGTCCTTGCGGCCCAGCGGCGCCCTGAAGTCCTTGCGGCCCCTGTTCCCCATCTTGTCCTGGCGGGCCGGCCTCGATCGTCACCGTGACTTCCGCCTGGTCAGACGTCGTGCTGCGAGTAAGCGTCACCGCAGGCCCGACAAAGTTGAGCGTGCTCACCTCCTGCCCGAGCCTCACCCCGTCCTTCGCCACGTCGATGAACCACGTTCTCGGCTTCGTGTTCACGGCTTACGCTCTAAGTTCGTGCCGCAGGCGCACGTCTTCGGTAGTGGATCCGGGTTCGTCTTGTGCACGTAGGCTCCCTCGCTTCCGGTAGGAATGCGCAGGATCTCGCCCTTCTCCTCCCTGCAGCGGGGGCACCAGACCTTAGCTTCTAGCTCAGGCATCTGGGACGTCCGGTAACTTGAAGCCGCTTTGGCCGTACTGCTCGATCAGCTTCTCGCGCTTGCCTTTGAACACCGTGGCAACAGACAGCCGCTCCGCTTCCTCGGCTTCCTGGAATGCATTCGCGACCTTCTCGCATGCCTCGCAGTAGTCACGTTTGATGACCATGCCGACAACCTTCGCTTCCTTGATCGCGCAGCCGCAGCCATCGCAGGAGTAAGAAACCGCCACTAGCGCCTCCCCTTGTAGCGCCGCACGACCGGGGCGCCTTGCCGAAGGAACGAAAACACCGGGTCCGCGTTCGCGAGATATTTCAAAAGCGTCGGGAAATCATCGTTGGTGTCCTTCGGCGCTTGCTTGATGTCGCGATCGACGTTTTTAGAGAACTCTGCCCAGACATAGCGGTTCATCTGGTAGATCGTGTCCTTGCATCGCGGATGAATGCGGATGCGTGGCGCCAGCGTGCTCGGATCCGGTTTCAGGTACTGGTTGATCCTGGAGCGCCCGACGTCAACATCGCTCGCAAGGTCGCAGTGCAGGCCAGCCGCGGTGAACTCGTCCTGCCACGAGACTTCGCGGCGCTGCCCGGAAGGTGAGGCCCCCATGTTCGGGTCCATCCAGCGTTGCGCAACCGTGATCCCTAGGTCCTTCTCGATGCGGTGCACGGCCTCGCGCACCTCGACGCAATCGCCTTCGAGCTTCCCGTCAGACACGACCCACCAGTCGTCCTTAGGGTCGATTTGCACGTGCAGCCACATATGCGGCTTTCGCGGATGGGGGTCGAGCAGGAAAACGCTCGGCCACGTCGAGGATGCATCGAATTCCTGCACGTGGCTGTAGTCGACGATGTGCTCGGACCCGCAGATACCGCACATCGGCTTGATCGTCTGACCAGGGACCTTGACGACCGACTTCCCGCACGGGAAGCACCAGGTCTTCGTGCTGTCGGTAAAGTCCGGGTGTATGCGGTTCGAGAAGCGAATCGGACGCCCGTAGATGCGAACGTTGCGCATCTCCGTCGACCACTTCTCAGCCTGCGCCGACACCGCCTCCTGGTTAAGGTGCGGGTTCTCCGTCGTCCAGAGCTCGAACCACTGGATGTTCGGGTCGGAGGCCTGCAGCCCGGGTTCGTAGACCTCGTTGTAGAGCCAGTCCACCGGAATGCTCGGGTCGTCCGGCCAAGTCATCGCAAGCTTCAGGCGCCCGTTGACGCGCATCGTCCGCGCCTCGTTCTCCCGCCACTGCGGCAGGATCGGCGGCTCGTCGTGGTCGATGATGTGAAAGTCGCCAGAGGCAAAGTCGGTCGGGTCCATGTCCTTCGACATGATCTGGTAAGTCGACTCACCGACGATTCGCTCCGGGTCGAAGGGATCCCTGCACAGCACCCGCAGCGTCCGCGTCTTCGAAGACCAGGAGCGTTCCCACTCCCCGTCGATCAAGCACATCTTCGGCACCCAGCCCCAATGGCCTCTCTCGCCGCCGGGCCGATCGACTCCGGTCCACTTCCACCACTGCAGCTTGGGCAGGATGACGTTGTCGAGGGTGTTCGTGAGAGATTCGATGACGAGCCGGCAGTTCACCGGCCCGCGGAACTTCTGCTTGATGAGGTGTCGCTGCGAGTAGGGGAAGACGCCGGTCATGCACATCACCGTGTCCACGATCATCGCCTCTGACTTCCCCGAGCCGTTGCCGCCACCGATACCGGCGACTTTGGCCGCGGTGTCGTGAAAGGCCTGTACCTTCGGGCTGTTCGGCTTGTAGAAGAGAAGCTGGTTTTCCTTGCGGTCCTGCTCTGAAATCTTCAGCGCCGTGCGGAAAAGCTGCTCGAACTGCTCTTGAGGCAGTCCTTGCAGGTCGGCGCTGTCGAGTTCAGCGAGGTTCAACGACTTCTCCCGTCTTCGAGTCCACCGTCACCGCCTCGCGCCGCTTCGCCTCGGCGAGCAACGCCGGCATGAGTTCGTGCAGTTTCTTGCGATCGGCGTCCGATATGATCTGCGTCGGCTCACCGCGCAGGAGGTTGCGCTTCTCGATGAGCGCAGTCATGCCGAGCATAATGTCGCGGGCGGAAGCCTCGCCCATCACCTTGTCGTCCAGGTAGAAGGCGGCAAGGTCGATCTTCTTGCCCAGCATCTCCAGAATCTCGGCGGTGCGCAGTTCCTTCGTCGCGTACACGGCGCCCGCATACTTGGACGCCAAGCGCTTCACCAGGGACTCGCTTACCTTCGCCGGAAGCCCGGCAGCCTGCAGCTGCTTGTTGACCGCGTCGATCGCCTCTTTCTTGCGATCGAGCCACGGGTCAGAAGCCGCCATGATCGCCGCAGCGGCCACTTCCGGCTGCCTGAACTCGGCGCCGATACCGGGGCGCTCTCCTTTCTTCATCCCGAGCTTGCGGTAGCACGCCTGCAGCGTCTTCGACACGACCGGCTGAGAGATACCGCACTCCGCGGCGATCTCGGCCCTGGTTTTCCCGGCCATCTTCATGTCGAAGATGCGCTGCTGCTTCTCGGTGAGCTTCCTGCGGTCGGCCGGCGCAGACCCATCCCCAGAAGAGGAGGAGGGGTGTTCCGGGGCGGGGGTCTGCGCGGCCTGGTCCATCAGTGCGTCTGCTTCAGCACGATTCGTTTTGCGTCTTCTTCCGTGATCGGTTTGGCTGCGAACTCGGCTTCGACCTCCCTCGCAAGCGCCAGACGTCCGCGGTACTCCCCTACCGCAAGCCCTTGCTGGTAGGCCACCATCCGGGCAATGTCGATCTGGTTACGCCACTCAGCTTCGGCAATCTCGGTTGGAGAGCCCACTTGCGGCAGCGTTACAACCGGGGTCTCAATCACTCCGAAAAACCACCAGCGCAGCCATTTACGCATCAGTGCACCTCGTTATGCACGATCACGCCCTCTACGTCCTTGGGACCGCACCAGCAGTCGTGCAGCGCGTTGTGGTTCGGCCCGTAAGTCGGTACGACCACGATCCGCTCGATCTCCTGGTCGTCCCTGAAGTCGAGCGTCAGCCACCCCCACTGCCTGTCCTTCTTTCGAATGCAGATTTTTGGACTCACGCTTCCTCCCAAGACGTCCAGAGGCATACAGCCACCCGGCTGCGTTCGCCGCGGCGCTCACGCCAACCCCCACAGCCGCTTGTAGGCAAGAATCTTTCGCTTCCAGTCCTTGAAGCCCGCCCAGCGCAGCACGAGTTCGTTCAGCTTCACGTCGCATCCCGAACACAGCGGCCGGAAAAGGCGCTTGTCGGAGCAAATCTGCCACTGGTGAAACGAAGGGCGCCCGCACCGTATGCAGGGCACGCGCGATATGCCGCGGTTCGTGTACGGGGCTCGCCGGCCATGCATCAATTCGGCCCCCACTTCGTCGGATCCTGCAGACCCGACCACACAACCCGACCGCTCGACAACCACATCCGAACACCCGAGTACACAACCTTCGGCCGCTCACCAGCGACCAGCGGCAACACCGCACCAGCCTTGAAGGGACAGCGCGCAAGCCCGCCCACGGCGCACGTAAAACACACCTGACCAGGAGACACCGCGCAGGTCATGCCAGATCTCCAGTTGCCGTTCTGCCGTAGGGAATGGCCGGCCCTCGCTTCAGGTTGCACGAGATGCACACCGGGTCGACGTCGGTCGGCTTGTTGTAGTCGCGATGGTCGTAATGCTTCGCTTGCCGACCGCAGTCGACGCAGGCGCACTCAGAAATAGGGCGAAGCTGCCCCAACCGAATTGCTCGCCTTACGGCGTACTCGACGCTGCACGGCTTCCCGCCAGAAAAGCACTCGTCGCAATACGCGGCCCGCGGCGTCCTCGTCTCGCGCTTGCGGCAAACGACGCAAATCTTCATGCCCGTCCCCAACGAGCCCGAGCACCAGACCGAGCGATTTCCGCCCGACGCTCAGGGGACAACCTAGCAGCCCGCACCACGCCGCCAACCCGCCCGCCGCGGCTCCCAAGGCTCCTCATCCTCTGCTTGAGCGGCGATGCTTGACCGGGCGCCGCCGCCTTCGCCGCATGCGCGGCAGCCTGCTTCCCCACCACCGAAGTCACACGCGAGGGCGAAGAATCAGAAACTGGGAAACAGACGTGCCTCCACTCCTCCTCACCGCACGTCCGACACTTCGGCGGCTTCATGCGGGTGCGGCTCCTGCCCCAAGGTGAGAGAGAGGGATGGGACGACGTGAGCTCGCCCCGGGGGGTGCACCGATTCGCCTTGCCTGGCCTTCGATCGCCTGCAGCTGGTCCGCGTTTGGCTTCGCGCTTCTATCTACGTCAGGAACGATGAGCCTATGCATCAAGGCCTTAGCGCTGCGTTCCTGCCTTGCCTGGCCGGAATGCCCATATTGCTGCGCTGCGTGCGTGCCCATGCCGGCCGATCCGAGCTCACGCCCATTGCCGAGCGTGCCCGATGCCGTGCCTGTCGGATTTTCGACAGTGCGCGCACGCGAACGTAATTCGACTCTTTGACCCGTCCCCCCGCCTGTCAGGTGTCGTGGATTCGTCACCGGAGCACCGGAATGTGGAGGTGTTGGGATGCGGTGCTGGAGGTATTGGCCTTGGTGGTTGACGGTGTTGGTAAGGAGAAGAGAGAGAGGCGGGAGGAGGCAACGTCCGGGTTTGGCGGAATGATCCGCGGCGCCTGGCGTGCTTTCCTGAGCGGCGCGTCTATGTAGATCGCCTGCCCGAGCGCGTTGTGCACCTCGCGGCCGTCGTCGGTCCAGCGGCCGTATCGAGTCCAGCGAACGATGCGTGAAGGCGCCGGGTTTCGCGGCGTGATTTGCTGCTGCCGGCCTTCTTGCTGGGCCTGGTCCAAGCTGCGCGCCTTCATTGAAGTATGCTGCAGCGAACCTACTACAACCCATAGCGAAGTCAACTACGGCGCACCCCTAACGGCCCGGGTTGCGGGATACGACTAAAGCATACTTGACACGGGCTACATTCCTGAAGTATGCTTATGTCGCGCTACTTGCAATGGCGCCTAACCTGATAGGAGGAAAACGCATGGCAAAGGCAAACGATTTAACTGTCTACGCAATGGCCGGGTTTCAAGGCGATCGGAACCCGCACCTTTTTCTTCGCCAGCCTGGTACGCGCATGAGCTCGGGGCGCACCTTGCAATGACTGGCCGCACTGCGCCTAGCGACGTTCGCATGTCGCGCGGCTATACCGTCCGAGTGCGTGATCTCGTTTTTAAGCATGTCGGCGCCGGCAATGCCGGAGTGCAGGTATTCGAGCGAATCGCCTAACAGGACGCAGCGCAAAAGGCCGGGTTTCTTGGCCTTTTCCAGTGCGCCCCGCACTACCCGGCTTGCACCGGGCAACCTGATAGGAGGTAACAGCAATGTCCGCTTTCGTTTGTAGTCAGGATCACATCAAGGCGCTTGCAATCTTCGCGGCGCATCGCACTCCCGGTCATGGGCCGAACGTCGACCCTCGTTACTTCAAGTACGACGGCGGCGACGAAAGGATGTGCGGCAGGCCGGACGAAGAGCTCGCGACGTATTACGCGAATATCCTTTACTGCGAGAACATTCGCAGCGTTCAGCATCGCTACCCGCAGGACAAGACTCTCGACGATCTACCCGGGGAGATTAACAAACCGGATTTCCTGACGGTAACGGCAAGTGAGTTCTGGGACCAGTTCACAGACATTCGTTTCGCCGTGCCTCCCCTGCACATTCTGAGTATGTGCTCATGCCTGGAATACCAGTCCTGCGAAACGAACGACTGGCAAAAGACGCTTGCCTATCGACTAATCCAGCGCATTAAGGACGCGGCGATTCGAGCCCTGCCGGGTTACGAGAATGCACCCTGGGAGTACACGAAGCCCGAAGTTCAGAAGCGTAGGAGGGCCGCATGACCCTCTACCGCGCCGTATACCAGCCGCACGACGGCACACCCCGGGTTCGCGGCATGACATTCGCCGCCCAGGATGCACAAAGGGCCGCAGAGATCGCGGAGGACTGGCAGCTACCTGGAGACACGCTGCTTACCGTCCGGGCTTTGCGCAAGCTAACCGAGCAATTCGCATTGGAGGCAGTATGAACACACGCATCTATATCGCGGTCAGTGGCGGTGTCGTTCAAGGCGTGCGCGCCACTAAGCAGCCGCACCGCTCAGACGGTTACGACTGCCGGGTCGTCGACTACGACAACAACTGCGAAGTCAACGACGACGGCGAGACATTGACGGATGAGGAATTCGAACGGCAGGAGCTAGACGGCAAGACCTGGGCCGAGATCGAAAAAGAAACGGTCGGGGTTTTCTGAATGCGCTACCTAATCGCACCATCCAATGCCGGGCGCTGGCTTGTCCTGGATACGCTCAGGAATTGCGAGGTAGTCGCGGCCGGGTTGTCAGAATCGGCCGCTCGCGCCTGGGCTTCGCGTCTCAACCTGCGTCACGCCTGGGGAGGCTGACCATGTGCACATGCGCAAGCTGCAGTTACACGGACGACTTCAAAGACAAAGGCTTCGCTGCGTGGCCGCGTGGCAATCCTACAGGCCGCAAGGCACGCGCCGAGTATGCCGGCCATGTGAGGTACGGGCAGCAATGGGGCAAGGACCGCGTACCGGAATTCCCTGGCGGTGTTCCGACCGGCCCATTGCGCTACGTGGCGCCACGCCAGCGCGATCCGGGCTTGGATAGGACATACCCGCAACACCCGGACGGGCGGCAGGGATGGACGAGCACGGCGGCCTACGTCGAAGCCTTCATCGCGCAAAACAACTACTTGACGCTAGAGAAATTGGAGAAGCGCGACGATTACCGAGCTATGGTGAAGCTGGCCGAGCAGGCTGCCCGCAAACGGGAGAAGGAACTGGACCGGATACGAAAACCTCAACGCCCTGTCTCGCGCCTGATGCAACTGGCCCGCGAGCTACGCAAGGCCGCGTAACATACGCTCAGGAGGGAATCATGGACCTAGTGCAATCGTACCTGCGCGGCAAGAAAATCGCGCAGGCTGACCTGGAGCGGGCTATCGACTACCTGCTCTTGGCCCTGCCAGCGCTGCAGGATCACGCTCTGGACGCCGCAAAGACGCATCCAAACGATCCTACGCCGGCCATGTTTGCTAAAGAGGTCGAAGACTTCTTTGTAGAGCTCGGCATTCCACGCGAGCAGGTTGACAACGGATTTATCAAGTACCTGCGCGCCTTAACGCCCCCGTAGTCCTATCGCTGCGGGGGAAGTCCTGCCGGGTTTGCAAGGCCCGGCAGGGCGCCTACCTGCCCTAGCAGCGCCTTCAGCCACTCCAAGCCGCGGCCCGAGCGTATCGAGTGCCCATCTAGCTCAAGCACGCGCCAGCCTGCGAGCATTGCCAGTGCGCGCTTCTCAATGTCCCGCCTGAATTTCCCCTTGATGCGGTGCGCTTGGCCCTGAATTTCCACGCCTACGCGCAGCGCCGGCCACGCATAGTCGAGCTCCAGGTCGCGATCCGGGAGGAAGAAATAATTGCGCTGGGCTGCCGGGATCTCGGGATGCTCCGCAAGCTGCTGCGAGAAGCGCCGCTCGATTTTGCTTTCCCCCGATTTGCCAATTTGCTTCGGCACTTCGGAAACCCGTTCCTGGGGCTTGCGCCTTTTCGCCATCAGTTCGGCGTACTCGGCTTCCGTGAGCCTCATCGCACAACCCCACGCTCGAACCACAGCGCCACCGTGCGAACGAAGGCGCGAAGCCAGAGCTCGCGCTTCTCTTCCTGGCTCAAGCCACCATTGCGGCCGTCAATGAGGTCGTGGCACCTCTGGCATACGTAGGCCACAAAGTAGTCCGGCGCCTTGTGGTAAGCCCCGCGGCCGTGCTCCAGCGCATTCGAGTGCGCCGCTACCGTGGTGCCCTCGGAACGGCACAGCACGCATGGCTCGCCGTTCGCCGCCTTGAGCAGCTTAGGACTGCGGAACGTCCCTCTTGCTCGCATCGTAGTCGCCCAGCAACTCCCTGAAGAGCGCCGCCGCATCCGGGTTTGTATCGAGGTGCGCCCTGCTCTCCACGCCGCACAGGTCGCGTATCAACTGCGCCGCTGCTGCGTCATCCCGGCATGGATCCCCGTAGGTCACTTCGCACCATGCCCGGAAGTTCGCGTCGTGGCACAGGGCGCCGGCCTGCTGCGATAGCTTCATCGGTCGTTTCTGTTCTTCAGCTTGCATAGGGGTCTCGTCGTCGTCGATTTCGATCAGCATGAGGTGATAGCGCTGGCCCCACTTGTGCGTCCGACCTGCGCGATTCTTACCGCGAAAAATCTCAAGGTGCGTTTCGTCCGGTAAGCGGAACTTCACCCACGCACCGCTGTTAGGGTTGTCCTGCCAGTCGGCTAGGCTCACCTCGCATATCTCCGTGAGGTACGGTCGAAGCTGCGCTATTAGCTCCAGCACTTCTTCAGGCGGAAGCACGTAGGCTCCTCACCGCTGCCGGCCCCTGGTGCAGTAGCTCCGGGTTTGGCGCCGAGTACACGCGGTCGAGAATTGCGGTCGTCTTGTGGCCGGTCACGAGCCGCACCTCGGCAGGGCTGTAGCCGGCTTCCAGCAGCCGCGTTGCCCCTTCCCTGCGCAGGTCGTGGAAGCGCAGGTTTTCGATGTTGAGCTTGTGCTTTGCCTGCGTGAACCTGGCGCTCGCCGTCTTCGCGTTGTAGGGGAAGACGAACTCGGAGGTCATCTCCTGCGCCATCATCAGCGCCCACGCATCGCCCAGAGCCGGGAAGAAGATGTCGTTGCCCTTCTTCATCTTCGGGTCCTTGACGTCGCGGACCCAATACATCTTCTTGTCGTAGTCCAGGTCTTCCCACTTGATGCGCGTGATCTCAGACTGCCTGCGGCACGACGCGATGGCGAACTTGACCATCACCACCATGTCGCAGTCCGTCCTGGGATGCTCGTTCTGCTCGGCGAAGTAGGCGAGCAGCCTGTCGATCTCTACCTCAGTGGGGCGCCGGGTTCTCGGGCGCGACTTGCCGATGAGGTTGAGCTTCTCCAGCCACAGCTTCGCCTCCTCCAACTCCGCTTCCCAGCGGTCGCTGCCCTCGGACTTCCACAGACGCGTGTTCTCCAAGGCGCAGTGCAGGAACGTGAAGTCCTGCATGAACGTCTGCGGCTTGATGCCGTCGACTTCCTTGCGATGCTTGGCGTATTCGACGATGTCGTTCGCCTGCAGGTTCGGGAGCCAGATTTGCCCGAACTTCGACTCGGCCATTGAGCGCAGGGTGTAGAACTGGCTGTGGCCCATGATGCGGCTCATGTTCACTTCCCGGATGTGCCGGTAGATGATGTCCTTGAGCGTGTTGCTTTCGCTGCGTTGCTGCAGTACCGATACGTTCCTCATTCGTCGTTCTCCTCAGTGGATCGCCCGGTCGCGTCCTTCTCCATCCGGGCGACGAAACCCTTCTTCGACTTGCGCTCCTTTTTCGGCGGTCTCCAGTCGGTGTCCTCAAACCGGGTTTCTTCCTTCACAAACCGAAGGTGCACCGTGCCGGTGGCGCCGTTGCGCTGCTTGCCGACAATCGCTTCGGCATAGCCGGCAGCCGATGAGTTCTCGTGGTAGTAGTCGTCGCGGTACATCATCACGACGAGGTCCGCGTCCTGCTCGATGGAGCCAGAGTCCTTAAGGTCGGACATCATCGGCCGCTTGTTCATGCGCTGCTCTACCCCGCGGTTAAGCTGGGATAGCGCCACGACCGGAATGCGCAATTCCTTGGCGAGCGCCTTGAGTCCGCGTGAGATGTCCCCGATCTCCTGCGTGCGCTCGCTCTGCGTCTTCGCCTGGGATGCCATCAACTGCAGGTAGTCGATGACGATGAGCGCCATGCCTGGGTTTTCGCGCGCAAGCCGCCTCGCCCTCGCACGCAATTCGATGATCGACAGCGACGTCGACTCTTCGACAAGGAAGGGCGCCTGGTGCAGCTTCTCCATCGCCTCGCCGAGCTTGCTCCAGTCGGGGTCCGTAAGCTGCCCGGTGCGCAGCTTGTGCTGGTCGACGCGCCCCACGGACCCGAGCAGGCGTTGCGCAAGCTGCTCGTCGGACATTTCTATCGAGAAGATGGCGACCGGGCGCTTGGCGTAGATCGCCACATGCTCGGCAATGTTCATGGCGATTGCCGTTTTCCCCATCGAAGGCCTGCCGGCGATGACCACGAGGTCCCCGTCCTGCAGTCCGGCAGTCATTTCGTCGAGCTTCGTGAAGCCAGTGGCGATGCCGGTGATCGTCCGATTGTCGGAGTGATAGCGGTGGTCGATCTGCTCGAATACCTTCGCAAGCACCTGCTTGAACTGCCGCGGCTCCCGAACGATGCGCCTCTGCCTGAGCTCGAACAGTTTGCGCTCGGCCTCCTCCAGCAATTCGTCGATCGACTGCACCCCGGGTTGCAGAGCACGTTCGACGATTTCGCTGCCCACGCGCACGAGGTTGCGCTGGATCGCCTTCTCTCTGACGAGCGCTGCATAGCGCCGCACGTTCAAGGCGCTGGGAGTGTTTTGAGCAATGGAGCCCAAGTACGCCGGCCCGCCAGAGCGTTCTAGGACTCCGGCCTCCTGCATGGATTGCGCTACGGTCACGACGTCGGCTGGCTGGTCCGCGGCGAGCACGAGCTCGATGTGCTCGTAGATCACCCGATGGTTGCCCTTGTAGAAGTCCCGGGACGTCACGACGTCTGCGACTCTCTCCCAAGCTTGGTTGTCGAGCAGCAGCGCCCCGAGGAGCGACTGCTCGGCCTCCATCGAATGCGGCGGTTCCCTCAGGATGACGTCGTCGCGGGCGGTCACTCGTCGTACTTACCCTCGACGATTTTGATGAAGTTCCCCTTCTCGACTATCCAGTCGAGGGAGATTTCGAATGGCTTGTCGCCTGGGCGTCGCGGAGGCACTTGGCCGGTCAGGAACGGGGACTGCGCGATGTGATGAAAGAACTTTCCCCACCAGAGCGTGCTTTGCCGCTCTTTATCCTCCCGCCACCTTGCCTGCAGGTTCTTCTCTCGGGCGCTGCCCTTCCACAAGTTCTTCCGAACCTGTCGGCCCATCGGCAGGATCTCGTGGTACAGGTCGATGATCTCCTCGTGGGGACACGGGGGCGACAAAGCCGAAGGCTTTTCGCTAGAAGTATCTTCCTTGATCCCTTCCCTTCCTTGATCCCTTCCCTTCCCTTCCGGCGGGGGGATTCCGGGTAATTCGGGGGACTTCGGCGTGCCGTTGATGTATGGCGGGTGCTTTGAAGGCGTGCGCTTGTCGACCTTCTGGTGCTTGCCGAAGTTGAGTATCTGCAAATACTCAATCCCATCAACCTCATACACCTTCACCATGTCCTTCCCCCGAATTTCCCCGAGTAACTCCGAAATGTCGGCGGAATCGGATGGAAGTATCTGGAGCTTGATGCGAACTGGGGAATAGACCATCCGCCCTTCGTCGTCGGCGAAGTTCCACAGGCCCATGAAAAGCAGCCTGGCAAGCGGCGAGATGGAGACGACCTTCTCGTCGGTCCAGAACTCGGGCTTCAGCGATCGAATGCGAGCCACTACCCCTTCCCCCTTTGCTATCGGCTACGCCGCTCGACTCCCTTGCGCGCCGACGATTGCTTTTGCGACGAGGAGCGCCTGCTCTTCTTGCCTGATCTGGCGAAAGCGCTCGATCGTCATGGAAACGGCCCGATTCCCGCACACCCACTCGAACGAGTTGATCTTGTGCGGCGGGAGATGCTTCTTCCCGTTCAGGATGTTCGATAGATGCGGCGCCGGGATGCCCATGTAGCTCGCCGCGGTGCGCTGGTCCATGCCTTTCACGCGGCGATGCAACCACGCCCACTTCACTGCGAATTTCGTAGCTGGTTCCTCGTCGTCACCGAAGGAGCGCAGCACGTCGTCCCTTATCGGATCAGGGACACGTAAAAGCCCGATCAACGGCAGTTCTGACGCCACGATTACAGGTCGCTTTGTCGATTACGGGTCGACGTACACGTCGGCGCGTAGGTAAAAAAAGACCCCGGGATGAGCTCCGGGGCCAGGGGGGAGAGAGCGAGGCTAAGGGAGGGAGCCCCACTCTCAGGGGAAGACGGTGTCATGCAGCCTGGAGATGCAGCGGTCGCTTCTTCGCCGGTAGATCCATCCAGTTCGCCTTGAGAACGCCGGCCGAATCGTGCTCGAAAAACTCTTGCTTATCGAAAGGGATCCAGCCTTGCTTCACCCACAACCCGACCGCCGTCTCGCTGACTTGGGCTTTCGCCGCGACGTCGGGCCTGCTGCCGTAGTGCCGAATCAGTTGCTCAGGAGTCATGAGGCAGCACTTAAGCATACTTCCGGGCATTCCGTCAAGCATGCTTCAGCCCAAGGAAAAGATTACTTTAGGCGCATGGGGGAAGACTCGAAGCTGGGGGGGCGGCTGAAGGATCGCCGCTTGGAGTTGGGGTACACGCTCAAGGACGTCGCCACCGCGGCCGGGGTGAGCGAGTCCGCCCTGTCGCAGGTCGAGCGCGGCAAGTCGAAGAACCTGAAGATCGCCAACTTCTTCGCGATTTGCGACTTCCTGCGCTGCAACCCCAGGTGGCTCGGGCTCGGACAGGGAGATAAGGACGGACGGGGCACTGGCACTGCGGCGGTGTTCAGGCGTTCGGTAAAAAATACAAAGCTCTATGAATCAAAGAAGAAGCGGCGAGGTGGATGAAATGAGAAATACTTGGCGTGTAGTTGAAATAGCTACCGCGTGGTCGTTACTATCGCTACATGGGAGCGGTGATAGCGCTGGTGGTGCCGGACAAGAAGGACCGGGAAACCATCCAAGTGCTGCGCGAGTTGCTAGCGGACGCCGAAGCTGGCCGCTTATCTGGCGTCGCGCTGGTCGCGACCTATCACGGTCAGGAGTACGCCGGCTTTCTGACCGGCTACGCGAAGGAACGCCCGATCCTCACCCGCGGCATGCTGGACGAGCTCAAGGACGAGCTCTAGTTGCCGCCATCGCCTGCGTAGCGCTCGCAGGCTGCGCATCCGTCCGTGAGGGATGGTCCAAGCCAGGCGCCACCGACCAGGACGTGCAGGCGGCCCTCTACGCTTGCGAGAAGGACGCTTTGCTCGTCGACGCCGGCCGCGGGTTCTTCCGCCGCTGCATGCAGTCCAAGGGATTCTCGAAGGCCGACTGAAGTATGTTTCACGTGGAGCAATCTCGCTGAAGCATACTTGACGACCTGAATAGAAGTATGCTTAACTGCGCTCCAGACATCCCCACGGGAGGGAGCGCATGGACGCCGCAGCCGATTTTCTCCGAGAGAAAAATGGGTCGCTGACCGAGCGGTCCACCTTCACCATCACGCAGCTTGACGTCGGCAGCCGCGCGGTTCGGCCTGGCGTCGCCGAGCAGTTGGAGCAGGAGCGCAACGCCCTGCTTGTCGCTGGCAAAGCCGCCCTCGCCAAGATCCGCGAAAGCGACATCCGCATCGGCGCGGCGCATGAATTCGCCCTAGAGGCCGCGGTGCGAATGGCTGAAGCCAGCCGATGAGCGCCATCCTGCCAGGGCGTGCTCTCGATACCCCGGGCGAGGCCTACCGCACCGGGTTCCGCGACGGCGCTACCGCGGCACTAGCCGCATGCGTGTTCATCGCCGTCATCGCCATGCTCGCCGGCTGCGACGACGCCGACCGAATGCGCCAGATCGCTCAGGCCGAGCAAAACGCCCGCGTGGCCGAAGCCTGTAAGCCAGCCCACGACGAGCGCCGGGTTGTTGAGTGGGCGGTGATCGAGGGCGAAGTGGTCCTTACCGTCACCGTGCAGCGCTACACCGGGCGCAAGAACAACACCCTGCAGTACGTAATCCTTTCCGAAACGGAGATCCGATGAACGAAGTCGCAGTGTTTGAGAGCCGAGCCCCGACGCTCACCGCGGCGCAGGTAAGGGGGCAAGTCCAGCTTGTGCAGCAGGTCATGGAAGCCGTGATGAAGGACGGCGTGCACTACGGGACCATCCCGGGCACCGACAAGCCATCGCTGCTGAAGGCGGGTGCCGAAGTGCTGATGACCACCTTCCGCATCGCGGTCGACCCGCAGATCGAAGACCTTTCCAGCCAGGACGAGATTCGCTACCGGGTTCGCTGCGTCGGCACGCACCAAACCTCCGGCGTAGTCATGGGTGCCGGCATCGGGGAATGCTCCTCGAACGAGGAAAAGTACAAGTGGAAGCGCTCGAACGACCGTGAGTTCGAGCGTGCCCCGGAGGACCGCCGACGCATCAAGTACGGCTGGGACAAGCAGAAGCGGCAGGAGTACGAGGTGAAGCAAGTCCGCACCGAGCCGGCCGACGTGGCGAACACGGTGCTCAAGATGGCGAAGAAGCGGGCGCTGGTCGACTTCACCCTGACCGCCCTAGCCGCCTCGGACTGCTTCAACCAAGACCTCGAAGACATGGACGAGGACATCCGGGATTCCGGGCACGAAGAGCAGAAGCGGCAGGTTCGCCAACCCAAGCCGCGGGCGCAGGCAGAGCCTTCGGCCGAACGTCCGAAAGCCGAGCAGCAGCAGATCGACCCGAATAAGAAGATCGCGGCCGGCCAGGTCAAGGTCATCCAGAAGGCGATCGAGCGCACGGAAGGAAAAGTTGCCTCCGAGACTTTCTGCCAGCAGTTCGGCATCGAGTCCATCCCCGACCTGCCGTTCGTGAAGGTCAACGATGCTCTGAAGTGGATTTCCGACCAGGCTGATGAGGGCAGCGCGTCGTGATGGCGTGCTACGTCCACCCAGACGAAGTGCCCTATGGCCCGGGGAACAGCGACTATGAGTACGAGCAGCGCAGGGACGACATGGAAGGCGTGACGTTCGACGCGGATCGGCACGAGTACCGTATCGACGGCGCCCGGGTTCCCTCCGTGACCGAGATCATCAAGCCGGTGCAGCGCGAGCTCGGCGGGTCGGAGGAGGTCCGGGACTACAAGCGCCAGATCGGCAAGGCGCTCGACTCGGCAATCATGATCCTGGAGCGCGGAGAGGAAATCGACGAGGACTCGCTCGACCCAGCGCTCGTGCCGTTCCTGCAAGCGTGGCTGAAGTTCAAGCGGGAGACCGGGTTTCGGGTCCTCATCAACCAGCAGATCGTCTACAGCCGCAAGCTGCGCTTCGCCGGCACCCCGGACATGATGGGCACGCGCTCGGAAGGTCCGACCCCCGACGAGCTCGTCGACACGAAATGCGTTTGGGCGATCGACCCAGCGACAGCGATTCAAACCGCGGGGTACGCAATAGCCGCTCAGGAATCGCTTGGCTTGCAGATCAAGCGGCGCGGCGGTCTTCAACTACTTCGCGACGGTTCGTACCGCTTTCATCCGTATCGCGACGAGATGGATTTGCATGTCTTCCGTGCATGCCTCTCTATAGCAGCGTGGAGGCGCAACAATGGAAACTAGTCTGAAGCTCACCGCCGACGAAGTGAAGGAAATACGTTTCAAGGTAGCGGCTGGCGCAGTGCAGCGTGCGGTCGCTAAGGAGTACAAGGTCAATTTCCGAACGATCAACGCGATCGTCAAAGGGCTCAACTGGAGACACGTATGAGCGCAGTGATGGTCGAAACCGCCGAGCTCCAGCGCGAGTCCGCCAGCACGCTCACGGTCGCCAAGGAGTTCAGGGTGACAACCACGGCGCAGTACGAAGAGGCCGGCGTGAAGCTCAAGGGCATCATGGCCCTCAAGAAAAAGGTCGCCGAGACGTTCGACCCCCACATCAAGCGGGCCTTCGACGCGCACCGATCCCTCGTCGCCGAGAAGAAAACCCACGAGGCGCCGCTCGAAGAAGCCGAGCGCATGCTCAAGAAGCACATGCTTGCGTTCCAGCTTGCCGAGGAGGCGAAGCGCCGGGAGGCCGAGGCCAAGGCACAGGAAGAGGCCCGCAAGGCGCAGGAGAAGCTGGAAGCCCGGGCTGCCAAAGCCGCCGAGAAGGGCCAGGTCGAGAAAGCCGCCGCCCTGCAGGCCACTGCGGCTGCAGTCGTCTCGCCGATCATTCCGACGACGACTCCGAAACTGGCCGGCGTGAGCACTCGGGTCACGTGGAGGGCCGAGGTCACGAACCTCATGGAGCTCGTCAAGGCCGTCGCCGCGGGATCCGTGCCGCTCAATGCCCTGCAGGCGGATACGGCCTTCCTGAACAACCAGGCGCGGGCGATGAAGGACACGCTCGCCTACCCGGGCGTCAAGGCGGTGCAGGACGTCGGGATCGCCGCGAGGTCGTGATGGCAGCGAGCACGGATGGGGCGAAGAAGCCCATGAGCGAGCGGGAACGCACGCGCAAGCAGGTTCGCGCCCTACGGAAGAAGCGCAACGAATCGGGGATCGCGATGTTTAAGAAGCTCGGCCTGAAGGCCGGCACCGGGAAGGTTAACGGCTCGTGAGCGACCTACTGATTCAGGCCATTGCAGGCTTCGGAGGGATCGCCTTGGGCGTCCTACTGCTGCTCGCGTACTACAAATGGAAGGGCCTGCTATGAGCGCCACAGAACACGACAGAACGAAGGAGGAGAAGTTCGCAGACAGGCTTGATTGCGAGCTTTATCGCCTCGTGTGCCGCGCCGCAAATCAGAAGGAAAAGCACTGGAAGCAGGTGGCGGTACTGCTGGCCGAAGTTCGGCCTTACATCCGAGCCCGCATGCACAAGAAGGACAGGGAACAAACGGTATGAGCGCCACCGATACGAAGGGGACGAAGCCTGAAGCGTGGTACTCGGTCGCGGCAAAGCTGCTCTGGAGCATGTTTCGGCGAACCGACATGAGCAAGGTCAAGTGCGGCGGGCTTCACGGAATCCAGAAAGGGCACTGATGGGCTCGAACGGAAACACGGCGACGCATGACTCGTACCTCTACGACAACCCGCACAGCATGCAGCGCGAGTTGTGGGTGGATGGCCGAATGGTCGCTTTCATGTCTGCTCTCTTACTCGTCGGGGACGCCTACCGTGCCAGCAAAGACATTCCCTTCATGCTTAAAGGCGTCGGCCCGTGGAACGAGGGACACCGTTGGGGAGGGTCGCCAGTGGACAAATCTTTGACGCCATCACAGAAGGCCGTCCTAGCCGAGCTAATGGCCTTCCAGACGTTCTCTCGGATCGAGATTTCCACCGGCACCGGTCTTCAGGGTGCCGCGCTGGACAAGGTGTTCCAGGCCCTTGAGCGCCGGAACTTCATCTGCAAGACGGATGAAGGCGGCTACAGGCTGACCCCCTTTGGCTACAAGGCGGTGATGGGATGAGAGCGCTCTGTCGAATCGGCTTGCACCGCTACGGAAGCTACTGGCGTTGGCACGGCTTGGTTTGCCGTCAGTGCGCACGTTGCCAAGGCGTGAGGGTGACGCTGTGAGCCCTTACGTGCTGGTAATCGCCATGACTATGAGCAGCTACGACGGCGGCGTTGCCATTCGGCACATCCCCTTTGCAACAGCCACGGCCTGCGAGAAAGCCGCTCAGTTTTGGGACGGGAAAATGATGTGGAACGGCAGAACAAAGGCGCAAGCCAAGTGCCACGAAACGGGGGCGAAGTCATGAGCGCTCCCCACAGCTACGAAGGCGCTAAGACGCCGCGCACCGATGCCCTGCAAGAGAAGTGGGCGGCCCTGCCCGGAGTGGAGGGCGGCGGCATGGACGGCGACGAGTTGGAGGAGGCATACGAACACGCCCGCCAGCTTGAGCGCGAGCTTGCCGAGGCGAACCACTGGCGCGAGCGGTGGAGCAAGGAGCAGGAAGCCGCCGCGCAGAAGTGCAGCGAATGGTGGACGGCTGCGCGCCCGTACTCCACGCCGACCGCCCTGCGCGAGGCTCTTGATTCGCTAAGACCGGAGCGCGGCAACAGCTACCGGGACGAGTTGCAGCGCATCATCGACCTGTCCAACAAGTGCCTTGATGCGTGGGCTGGCGGCATCGGGAACGCCGAGCTTGACGACGTGACTGAGATGGGGCGCATCGCGATCCGGCTGCGCGATGGTCACAGACCGGAGTCGAGCCGTTCTGACCTGCTGGCGACGGTCTGCAAGAACTTCCTAGCCTACCGGGCGCGCAACACGTCGAACTTCCAGCTTGAGAAGGCCGACGACTACTTCCGCGAGATGCGTGTAGCCCTCGACCTGATGGAAGTGCGTCAGCGCCTCGATGCCACAAACGGGAGTTCTTCTTGAACGCCCCCGAAGGCATGGTGGTCGTGTCCAAGGAGGAGTTCTACGCATTCATGGGGCCGCAGAACGTACACCCAAGGGCTGAGCCGGATTGCTCCATGTGGGAAACCCCGAGCCGCCAGCTTCTAGGCATCAGCCGCCCCGGTTACAAGTGCGAGGGCGAGGAGGTCTACATGCTGACCCGGAGAGCCGCGTGACCGTCCTTTCGGTCCGCACGATCCGCCGCCTGGACGAACGCTCGGAGAGCCGCGAGGTCAACGGCATCCGCATCGACAAGGGCATCCCGATCCCGCCCTCCAAGGATCGCGTAGGACGCATTCAGGCGGTTCTGGAAGCCCTGGAGGTGGGGGAGTCGTTCGAGCATACGGCGCGCTTCTACCGCCGCAAGAACCCCAAGACCGCAGGCCGGAGCTACACCCAGCGCCAGCTCGGCCCGAAGAAGTGGCGCATCTGGAGAACGAAATGAGCGACCAAAACGCTTCGTCGCAATTATCGCGCAACGGCGACGAGTACCAATCCCCCGAGGAGGCGCGGGCAGACATGGCCGACTGGCTGGAGAAGCACGCCGACAAGTGCGACCGCGATGGTCACAAAGCAATCCCGATCCCGGCGAACTACCGACTCGCCGCGAGACTGCTGCGCGAGGCGACCGCCAGATCAACGCTGTCGGAGACGAAGCCAACCTTGCCGAACGGTTGTTACTGCGAGCCGGGTAAGTGCATGGCACCGAAACCGGCGTGGTGCAGGGACGCTCAGAAGCGCGAGTCTCAATGCGACGCCTACTTCAAGAGGCAAGAATGACAGAGCGCGAAAGCGATAAGAAGGACGACGTTCTGAACCGCAAATACGGCAGCTTTGGGATTACCTGGCTGGATGCGGCAGTCGAGTTCGCCGAGGAGACCGTCGACAACGGGCCTACCACCGTCATCAGCGCCGAGTGCGCCGAGGCGGTCGCGCAAGTCATCCTCGCCCTTGTTGCCGAACGCAAGGCCCGATCTGCCATCGATGCCTGCCCTGGTGCGACCAACACGGTTTTCCAAGCCAAGGGCTGCCAACATCCATCGGCTCGATCCTCCACACTGCCGCGCTGCTCGTGCGGCTTCCCGGAGAAGCCATGTAGCAGGACGCAGACGGATTGCGTGATGGTCGCCAACCAAGCCGGCGACCTGACCGAGCACGTCCAGAACCTCACCAGCCCACACAACGCCTGCATGTTTCGCGTCGATTGCCTCGCGGCTGTTCGGGCGTTGGTCAGAGCGCAGCCGTCCGCAAGAGTACCAACCTGGGCTGAGGAGGAACTGAAGGACGGCGACCGTATCTGCGAAGCGGCCGGCGTGCGCCGCACCGAGGGCGGCAGGCTCCCTGTCGCCAAGATCATCAACAAGCTGCGCGGGCGTTGTGAGTGCGGCATCGCGGCGCAGGGGCAGTGCTGCTGCGGGAGCGCCCCGACAGACGGAACGGCGAAGCCATGAGCCCGAAGAAACGAGTCCTGAAGGCGTTTCCCGAGGCGTACTGCAAGCGCGGCGCATTCAGGTTCACCGTTTGGCCGAGGCCACGTTGCAGCGTTCTGCGCGGAAATAGCCCGCTCGGCGGCGGATGGTCTGCGGCGGCAGCGTGGCAAGACGCCGCTCTGAATCGCCGCGTGATGCGCAAAGTAGGAGGTCGTGTCGATCATGGCTAAGAGGAAGAAGATCGTTCCACCGACTGATGCCGAGATCAAAGCGGAGATCAAAGCGTTGCGGGAGCTACAGCCGCACGTCCGCAGGACGAATGCCTTCGGGGACGACAACCAGGAGGCCATCGGCGCGCAAATCTACGTCCTTGAGCAGCGCATGGACAACGACGAGCTTTACGACCGTTACGAACCGCGTGACGACAACCGCGAGGATACGAGCGAGCACAAGCTGGAGCACGCTCTGGACGCCCACCGTTGGATGACTGGCGAGGGCGATGGCGAGAAACCTTCTGACGGATGGCGCACGCTGGATCAGCGCCACCGTAGATAGAACGGCGACGCCCAAGTGATCGAGCGCATGACCTACACGCAGTTAAAGGAGTACAGGACAAGGCTTTCCGGTCGCTTGGAATGGGCGAAGGACAACAAGCTTTGGGCGCACGCTGAAGATGCCTTGAGCGAACTGGACCGCGTGAACATGGAAATCGGACGCCGCCCCGAATATAGCGGCACGAGTCATAACACTACGACGAAAGGGAGCAAATGAAGGTCTATCTGTGCGGCCCGATCAACGGGCGATCCGACGACGACTGCAAGGGCTGGCGTGAGTACGCCAAGGAAAGGCTCCCCGACACCCTTGACCCGATGGACCGGGACTACCGTGGCCGCGAGCTGGAGCCGGGAATCGCGAAGGAGATTGTCGAGAACGACAAGCTAGACATCCAACAGTCGGACGCCTTGCTCGTCTTCTACGACAAGCCGAGCGTAGGAACCAGCATGGAGGTCTACATGGCGCACGGCATGGGGAAGCGGATCGTTCTCGTGGACAAGTCCGGCAAGCCTCTTTCCCCGTGGCTGATGTACCACTCCCACGAAGTACACAAGTCGCTGGACGAGGCCATTGCTAGTCTTGCTTGATACCAGCCACGACCTGAACACCTGCGCCGCAGAGCTTGGCTGCGAGGTGGGGACGTTGCTAACCCCGCTGACTCGATACCGCCTGCGTGAGCCTGAGAGGCCGTGGGCTATCGACAACGGGGCGTTTGCTCGCTTCGAGGAGAAGGCGTTTCTGGCCCTCCTGGAGCGTGAGTCTCATCACAAGGAAAACTGCATCTTCGTCACCGTCCCTGACATCGTGGGGTCAGCCCGCAGGACGCTGGAGGTCTTCGAGCGGTGGAAGGGACGACTTCAGGGTTGGAAGCTCGCCCTCGCCATTCAGGACGGTCAGGGGGATCTGCCGATTCCGTGGGAAGAGATCGACGCGGTATTCATCGGCGGGTCCACGGAGTTCAAGCTATCCAAGGATGCAGCTGCCGTGGTCAAGGCCGCCAAGGTTTTAGGGAAGTGGGCGCACGTCGGAAGGGTCAACGATCCGTCCCGTTTTGAATACTTCGAGGAGATGGGGGCTGACTCCATCGACGGAACAGGTCTTTCCCGCTACAGCCACATGAGGAAAGCCATCAGCAAGCGAGACACCCAGGAGAAGCTCTTTGCTAGTCAGGCATAGCCTCACCATCACCGCATCCTGCCCCGTGGACGGGAAGCCAGACCATTACGAGGCAGTTGTGGAATGCGTCCGCGTAGTCAAGGTGGAAGACATCCTCGCCGCCGTGCAGCAGTTGAGGGACCGCAAGGTATTTCAGGAAGAACTAACGCAGGAGCTTGCCCGCACGCTCGGCGCGAAGGTCACAACGACGGGCTACCACTCGGGAGTAAAAACCGTATGCGAATGCTGATCGGCCTCTACATCGCCGCGATGGTGGCGGCAAACCTGCTCGTATGGTGGCTCGGGCCTTGGGCCTCTCCGTTTATCGCCTTCTGCCTGATCGGTCTGGATCTGACCCTGCGGGACGTGATGCACGACAAGCTCACACGCTGGCAGATGCTCGCCGTGGTGCTGGCCGGCGGGGCGATTACCTGGGGCCTGAATCCGGCAGCTGCGAAGATCGCCATTGCCTCCGCTACCGCCTTTACGGCCTCCGCACTGGCCGACTGGCTGGCCTACTCGTACCTCCGTAACCGTCCGTGGCTCGTCAGGGCAAACGGGTCGAACGTCGTCGGGGCAGCGGTGGACAGCCTGATCTTTCCGACCCTCGCTTTCGGAGCCCTGCTGCCGCACATCGTCGCCATGCAGTTTGCTGCCAAGGTCGGTGGTGGGGCGATTTGGTCGATGGTGCTTCGGGGCTTCGTTCCTAGCACGGCGAATAAGGAGAACAAATGAGCACCAAGACAATCCTCAACGATTTCTACGAGCGCGAAAGCTTCATGTACGAAAACGGCTGGCGCAGCTACGAGAACGGCGTTCGAGACGGCGAAGTTCGAGTAATCAACGGAATCTTGTCTCGCTCGTGGAATATTCGCCGCCGCACTTGGCCGATGAAAGACGCGGTTATGTGGATTCCGGTCAAGAGAGAGGAAATCGAGCCATGAACAGCTCTACTCCAAACGGAGGCGCTAAGTGACCTACGAAGAAATGCGCATGCGCTGCAATCGGATCATCGGCCTGTCACCGGATGCGCCGGAAGCGCCTATCGACTGCGTGAAGCTGCTAGGCCAGTACTACAACGACAGCGGACGGGCTATTGCCGCCGAGATGCTAGCGCGTGAGCTGGCCGAGTTCATCCATCTTCACCGCCCCTATCTCGAAAAGATCGGCACTCCTTCCACTAGGACGGCGGATAAATGAACAATGGGGCCGGACTACAGTTATCTGTATCGACGGTATCTGCCATCCGCATTGAATCGTTGGGTTTAGCCAACGAAGTCAGGCAGACGCGCCCCACCAAACATTCGCTTTTCGACATACACGGCGGAACTCATGGCTAACCCATATCAGAAGGTCGCAGACAACATCATCAAAGAGCTTCAGGTGTTGCAAAAGGATGCCGAGCGTTACCGCTTCCTGCGCAGCCTGTACGAAGAGGGGGCGGTTGTGACGAAGCGCGGTACGGAGCGATTCTGGACGACGATCCGCAGCTTTGACTGCGGTATTAACGATGAGCCAACTATTCCGTTCGATACCTGCGTGGATTCCGCCATGCTCACTTCGCGCCACGATGGAGATAACGGTGAATCTCGCTGACGAGATCGAGAAGCGGGTCAAGGCACTCGACCAAGCGCCAGACGCTAGCGCTGGAGGGATACTCCTGCCGTGGCGGCAACGTGCCATGGCGGAGCTAGAAGCCTTCCTCGTGGAGCATGCGCTGGATATCGTTCGTGCGCTACGTGATGCGCCACCACCTCAACAGGACCGATGATGGAATGGATCATTGCCGTGGTCATTGGAGCAGTGGTGATCCCGGTGCTACTCGGGATGTGGCTTGACGAACGACGTAAGCGGCCCGACGCCGCATCGAACCGCGAATGACCCGTGACGTTGTACACCTGCCGCACCTTCAGGAAGTTCTGGCCGTGATCGACGAATGCCAGACCGTCCGGGCTGTCGCCACGCGAACAGGCAGGTCATACCACCGCGCGTTGCTTGACGTTAAAGCCCTAGCGCTGCTTGGCCTAGTAGAGCAATACGAGCCTGATCGTGGATGCATTTCAGCCAAGTGGAGACGTAAATGAGCGTGAATGCTCTGGATAGTGGCGCTAAGAAGACCAAGCGCAGGAAACGGCCAGCACGCCAAGCGCCCGTAGAGACCACGCGGCTACTTGCCGAGCAGCAAATCATTCAGGCCATGAGAAGGCGGCAGCGGCGCAAATGATCGACCTAGACGAACTGCGACACCCTCTCTGCTTCCTGCGTGGTTTCTGGTGGACGATTCGCTACGGCGCATCCATCAGCGGGCACGACTTTCAGGAGGTGCCAAGCGCCGATCCAAAGGCTCAGGTGCTTGAGTGCAAAACGTGCGGGTACGAGAGCAAGGGCTATTACCCATGATCAACCGTTCCCTGAAAAAAGCGAAGGTTAAGCGCGGGGACAATGTTGTTTGGGGCCTTCGCAAGGTGGGGGCTTACCCAAACGGCCACGTCTCCTGCGACCTAAACGGCGATCTAGTTCTTTGGGTGGAGCCTGGGGATGGTCACTCCTATGGCATCAAGTTGCCCCGAAAGCTGGCTCGTCTTATGGCGAAGCGGATTGAACAGTGCCTATCCGAAACATGATCCGCCGTGTCGGACAGCGTGCCCATCTCGGCTACTGCGCAGGCGTCCTTGCGAAAACGTTAGCCGCCTGCCACGCGAGATTTGCAAATCCAGAAAGTTCCGCAGGCCCAGGCTGTCGCCCGCTGTTTGCGATGTATCCCTGGATCAGGGCTGCGTATATCTGCTGCGCGTGTGTTTTCACGTCCATGTTTCCTCCTTGCGGAACGGCCAGCCTAGCACGATGAGCGAGTTTCTCACCGAGGAGGATCTTCGCCGGCTGACGGGATACGTCCGCCGTGCGAAGCAGGAGGAGGAACTGCGCCGACAGAGCATTCCCTACCGCAAGAATGCCCGCGGTGAGCTCGTCGTGAGTCGTAACCTGGTCGAAAAGCCACTACCGGAATTTGAGCTCGGACCTGTACGATAGCGGCATGGGGAGGCCGAAGGGCCGATTCCCGGACTTACCGCCCCACATGACGGGCCGGGTTTCCGGGCAGAAGGTCTACTACTACCACCAGGCGGCGGGGAAGAAGACGCCGCTGGGGAGCGACAAAGCCGAGGCATTGCGCCGCTGGGCCGTGCTCGAAGCCGGGTCTATCGGTTCCGGCTTCATCCCCGTATCGGACGCCTACGAGAAGTACGTCAACGAGCAGCCGTTCTCCCTTAGCTCGAAGCGCCACTACGAGATCGCCCTGCGCAACCTGCGGCAAGCCTTCGGGAAGGGGCGCCTGGAGCAGATCGAGCCCAAGCACGTGAAGCAGTACATCCGGCGCCGCAGCAAGAAAGGGGCGGCGATCTTCGAGAAGCGGATCCTTTCGGCGATGTGGAATTGGGCGCGTGAGGAAGGCCTGACCACAGCCCTGAATCCGTGCGCCGGCATCAAGTTCAGTCAGGCCGAGAAGAAGGTCATAGGGAAACTCGGTAAGCGCGATCGGTACGTCACAGACGCCGAGTTCGAGGAAGTGCTGGCAAGGGCAGACCCAATCCTCCAAGACGCTATGGAGCTCGCCTACCTCACCGGCCAGCGTCCCGGGGATCTGCTCAAGATGACACGCCAGGACATGCGGGAAGGCACGTTGCTGATCGTCCAGGAGAAGACCGGCGCCAAGGTCCCCATCCTTATCCAGCGCCGCCTGAAGACCGTTCTGGAACGCGCCCTAGCCCGTCCGAGGCGCATCAAGAGCATCTATGTCATCGCCACCGAGAACGGCCAGCGGCTCACCTATGCCCAGCTAAACGCAAGATTCCGGGCAGCCCGCGGCGATGCAGACTGGCAGTTCCGCGACATCCGGGCGAAGACGGCGTCGGATCTCCCCGATATCCGCCGAGCACAGCAGCTGCTCGGGCACACGAAGGAAACCACCACCACGATCTACCGCCGCTCTAAGGGCACGCCAATCGCCCCGCACGAGTAGCCGCTTTTTAGAACCGTTCTAAATCAGCAGGCCATTTTCCTTGAATAATCAATGGCCCTCGGTAGCAAATGGTTAGTGCTGATTTTCTTCATTCTCAATCGTTTAAGGCAGATTTGGTTCTAAACAACCGCAGCGAACTGCGGGGCTACGAGCAGGAATTTAGAACCTACTTCGGTTCGTAGCTGACGACCCGTTTCAGCCCTAGGGCGTTGAGAATCGAGATTGGCGGATGCTTCAAGGCGCCGGTAATCGCGCAGGATACCGTGCTTGGGTTGATGTCGGCGTCCACCGAACGGCACCATGCAGCAATGCCGCCAGCGTCGCTCACCTTTTGCCTGAGCATGGCAATGACCTCTTCGTCGTTCATGCTCGTCTTTCGAAGTGCGGGACGTCCTTGAAGCTGTTCCAGTTTCCGCCCCAGCTGTTCTTCTCGCTAAGGCTTTCCCAAAAGGTGCCGAGCGGCTTCAGCGCCGTCACATCGTAGACCAGCTTCCCATCCTTGAAAAAGTTGAGATCGACCGCCAGGCGCTTGAGGTGGAAGGAGTTCATCGTCTTCGAGCGCCCGGTCTTGACGTAGATGGCCTGCTGCTCCGGGGTCCGGTAGAGCTCGCCGGCCGTGACGGTCCAGCCTATGTCTGCGGCGTACTGGATTAGCCTGGCGACGTCCTGCAGGAAGGCGGCTTGCTCAGTGACCAGCGCCATTGCCATTGCGCAGCGTGTCGACGATCGCCTGCTGCTGCCGCGCTGAATCCTTGCTAGACCCGAACTCGAATCCGTAGACGTCCTTCACGATCACGATGAGACCGCCTAGGACGATGAGCAGGATGTCACGAGACTCGGCTGGGACCTTCACGAGAAAGAGGAGCAGGATGGTGACGAATAGCGAGCCGATCGCTCCATAGGCCAGGAAATCGCCGCGGACGTTATTCTTCCCCGCCTTGATGAACTCGACGTCCCGGGCTCTGGCGTCCTTGCGATCCTCCAGAAACGCCTTCGTTTCCTCCAGCGCTGCGTCGACCAGAAACTCCTCGTGCTCCATCTGCTTTATCTGAAGCTGCTGCAGGAGCTCCGGGGATAGCTTCGCTGGGTCGTCCGGGATCTTGACGCCCAGCTTCTCCTCGACGACTTCCTTTCCCTTGGCCTCGATCGCCTTGGCGAGCACGCCAAGGCCGTTCTTCGCGAGCTCGGCAAGTACCCCAGCGAAAAGAGGCGCAAGCGGTGCCATTACTCGCTCCCCTTGCACTGCACGCGGACGAAGGTGGCGCCCTGCTCGTTCTGACCCACCATCATGAAGGCGCACAGACCGTTGAACCCGCCTGCCGAAGCACAGCCGGTCAGGACCACCAACGCCGCAAACACCAGGAGAAGTTTCATTTCAGTTGCTCCATCAAGCGCTCGTATCTGTCCTGGGCACGTTGCTCGTTCTCGCGGATCTGGTCGAAGATTTTTGCCTGAGTCCCGCGCAGGACTCCGATTTCGTTCGTGATCGCGCTGAGTTGGTTGTTGACGGTGTGCTTGTCGGCCTTTTTGTCGAACCGTCCGTCCAGATATTTCAGGAATCCCCACACGGCGCCTCCTGCGGATAGGAGCGCGCCAGCGACCCATTTCCAGAAGGAAGGATCGTTGTCGACGCTCATTGCTGCCCAGCGACTTCCGCCCGAACTCCAAGAGCGGTCATCTGCTGCACAAAATCCATCCGTGCCTTCTCGTTGCCAGGGTTCGCGACAACCAGCGCCATCGTTCGCGCGACTTCCGGGTCGTAGAAGGCCGCTTCCATCGCCACAGCCTTGTGCTCACGTCGCAGCTTGTCGAACCAGCGCCCGAGGAAGGCGGCGCCCTCCTGCATCGGCCCGCTGCGTCCGCGCTCCACGTTCAGGGCGTGGCTGATGATCGCCCGCGGGGAGCTCCCCAGCTTCGCTGCCACAGAGTCGGGGAGCACGCTGGCAGCGTTGATGTTCGTCGGCGGGACGCTCCGGCTGTTGATCGCCATAGCCTCCACGGCCGTCTGGAGGTTGCGCATGTGGCCCTTGCCGAGCGGCTTCAGGCCGGCCTCGATGGCTGCGTAGTTCTGGGCCAGGAACGCTGCCGGATCGGGCTGCGAAACCACGTGCTCGGCGATCCCGCGCGCCAGGCCGTTCGACATGCCCGTGTCGCGCTTTGCGATCATTGAAAGCACCCGCATGGCGTTCGGGTTGGTCGTCGCCTCGCCCAGCACCTCGACCGGCTCGCGTCCCTGGAACAGGCGAAACAGGTCGCCCGCAGCACGCTTCTTCTCGGCAGCGACGATCTGGGCTCTGCGGGCGAGAAGCGCCTCGTTGTCCACGGCAAGGCGCTGCAGTTCGCTCTTGACTTGGGGGAACTCGGCGAGCGTCGGCTCATGCTTGCGCATGAACGTATCGAGGGCTTTCTGATTGATGCGGCCGTCCTTGCCGATGACGTTGCCGTTGCGATAGAGCTCGTCCAGATACCCCGCACGCAGCGCGTTCCATGCTTCCGGCGTCTCGTCGAAGAGGAGCTTGAAGTCCTTGGCCGCCTGGGTGTTGTTGGCCTTGGTGATGAGCGAAGTGACCAGCTGGTCCGGGGTCCGAAACTCGCCGGATGCGTACTTGGCTGCGATGTCCGAGCCGAAGCCTTGCTTGAAGCGCGGCACATACTCATCGGCGTGGAAGCGATTCGCCTCTTTCAGCTTCACCGCGACCTCCCCGAACCCGGACTGCTCGAACCCCTCGATCTTGCTGCGCAGGATCGTTTTCAGGTCTTCGAGGAGCTTGATGCGGAAATCCTTGTCCGGCGCAGTCGACCCGCGAAGTGAAGCCAGATCCGAATTAGCCCGCTTATAAAGGGAGTGGAGCTCTTCGAACGAGATGTCGGCCGGTTCTTTTTTCCCGCCCGTGTCGTAGAGCTTGATTTTCTTGCCTGTCGGAGTCGTCTTGATGCGTGGCTCATCGCTCGCCTCCTTGGCGAACTTCTGCTTGATCTGGCGGAAAACAGCCGGGATGTCCGACTGCTGATAGGCGTTCATCTCCGACTTGAGCACGTCGTCGACGTAGCTCACCGCGTCGTCGATGTTCGCCCTGACCCCGGCTTTCGCTGCCGCCTCGTACACTTCCTGGTACTTCTGCGACCGGATGCCGGAATAGACTTCCTTTTGCTTGAAGAACAGGTCCCTGAGTCGGTTGCCGTTTTCGAAGTTCGATGGGTTGGATTCGAACACCCGCACAGCGTCGTCGAGCTTCTCGTCGACGGCGGTTTTCATTCCCTCAAGGCGCTGCATGGACATGCCCTGCAGGCGCTTCACCCGGGTTACGGCTGGCTCCCCCGTGCCCATCGGGAACTTCGTGTCGACGTACTCCGAGATCGCCTTCAGGTTCGACTCGATGTTCGTGACCTGGCGGTTCAGGGATTCGGTCGACGCTGCGGCCATCCGGCGCTCCTCGGCGAGCAGGCCCGGCGCATTGCTGCGGGCTGGCAGGGACGGGCTGAACCCCGGGACTTCGTCCGAAATCTCGACACTGCGCTGAATGTTTTCCTTGGCCCGCGGGTAGGTCTCAAGCTGCTTGGCGATCTCGGCCGCCGCCTGCTCCTCCCCGGCGACCCTGTTCGCGTCAGCGCTGAACCGGCGCTTAACGGCACCGCTTACCCCGGTCACGGCGTTCGGGGTCAGTGCCGTGGTCACGCCGCCCGCCAGAGCGCCCACAGCCTCGCCGGCCTGCCTGTCCAAGCCCATCCCCGTTGCCACGTCGCCGCCTGCCTCCAGGCCTATTCCTGAGCCTCCTGTCGAAGCGATGAGCGACGGGATGTTCTTCGCCCGCATGGTCAGTCCGAAGGGTCCGCCAGCGCCAGCCATCTCCAAGACACCGCCGGCATAGCGCTTGAGATCGCTGGAAGTCCGCATGGCCGGGTCGTAGTTCAGGACCCCGCGGTAGTCCTCGGTCGTGGCGATCGGCTTGTCCGCGAAGGACGGAGGGCGGATTGCCCGCAGGCCGGCTTCCTCCCGCAGCGCTGCCCGTTCCTCCTCGGTCATGACCTCCCGGTTCGCCCGCTCGAACATGGATTTCGGCGTAGGGCGCATCAACTGGTAGACGTCCCCGGGCAGCCCCATGAACCCGGCTACGCCCTTCTTGAGCCGGTTGTAGAGGTAGGCGATGGTGCTCGGTTCCTCGACCTTGCCCCCACTCTCCTGCGCGTCGATCTTCGCTAGGTTCGAGGCGAGCGATGACTCGGCCGGAGTTCCCGGGATGTCCGAAAGCCGCATGGCGCCAGTGCTGTCAGGGATGGAGTCGAGGCGAACGCCAGCCATTATTGCCGGACCTCCTCCACCAGCGGCTCACCGTCCTTGTCGTGGCCGACCACCTTCCAAGACTTGCCGCCACGCTGAATGACGGTCCCAAGCGCCGCCTTGGCAGAACCGCGGCGCTCCAGGTCGCGAACATGCAGACCTTCGCCGAGCACCCTACTCTCGTCCCCGCCGTAGGCCTTGATCTTGTTGCGGTACGTCTTCTCCAGCTTGCCTTGCGCACGGTTGAGCTCGGTGAAGTTGCGCCGGATCTCGGCGTACATATCCTGCGCCACGCGGTCGGGAATCGTCTGACCTTTGTCGAGGACTCCGGCGACGCTGACCCCGATGCGCTCGAAGATGTTGCCGAGCTTGTGCAGGTCCTTGATGTCGGACACAGCGATCCGGTCGTTCGGGTCGCGCATCTTCGCGTAGGCGAACATGAGCGCCGCATCGCCGGCCGACGTCTTGTCCTTATCCCGGTTCGCCATGTAGTCGGTCGTGGATTCGAAGAGCGGTCGACGCTCCGAGAACTTCTTCGAGTCCTGCCTGTAGTCGTCCGAGACCTTGAGCTCCACGTTGACGATCTGCGGGTCGATGCCGCCGGGCTTCCCTGGTTCCTTGACCGGGCCGAGCTCGACATACCGCGTGTCGGTGCCGAGCCGCGTGCCGGTGATCGTCTTGTCTGGATCCCACTGGTAGACCTTCCCGGCGATCGTCTGAGTTTTCGGCTCATCGGGCGGCCTGCCTGCTCGCTTCGCGCGATCGACCAGCAATTCCTGCTCCTTCGGCCCGTGCAGCACGCCGAGGCCTTCCCAGAACACCCTGTCGTTGCGCTTGATCGAGTCGACCTGCGCCTCGGAGAGCTTCACCTGGTCCGGGAGGTACTGCTGGATTTCCAGCACCTCGGAGGCAGTGATGACGTTGTCCGCCTTGATGGCCTTCAGCTTGTCGGCCGGCACGAACTGGTCCAGTCCGAGCAGCGCGGTCTGCACTTTCTTCGTTGCCAATCGAAGGTCGGACTTGTCCTTGGCGTCGACCAGCACTTTCATGCCTTCCGCGGTGCCTGCGAAGCGCAGGAACTCTTTCGAGTTCGACTTCATCATCACTTGGATCGGTTCTGGCAGGTATTGGGCGTATTCCTTGAACTGCGTGAGCATGTCCGGCTTCTTCGCGAGAGCCGTGAACGTCTGCTTCATGCCGGGCTGAATGGCCTCCAGCTTGTTGCCGTAGGCCTCGTCGAAGGCTGCGGCGTCCTCCGCGCTCATGCCCTTGCGCATCTCGATACCGTGCTCCAGGGCGCTCACAGTTTCCTTGAGCTCCTGCAGTTGCGTGAGCTTCGCCTTGCGCTTGGTCTCGATCTCGGCAACGAGCGGCGAGGGTTGCCCGGTCACGCCAGCGCCGAATTCGGCAAGGCGCGTGAAGAACTCTTGGGAACCGGACATCTTCGAATAGGCATCCTTGACCGGGTCGGGCTGTGCTGGCGCCATGCCGATACCTGTCTGGGATGCGGGCGCGGTCAGAAGCGAACCCGAAGATGCACTCTCGCCAGGGAATAGTTGCTTCTCGTCGTATAGGACTGTCATTACCACCCCCGCCCGGCCATGCCGATCCCGCGCGCCAAACTGCCTATTCCTTGGAGGTACGCAGCCGGGTCGAATGACGTGCCTGTTCTGGTCGTGTTCGCGGATCGCACGCCGGACAACGCACTCAAGGTGCCGACCCCAGCGCCACTACCGACGCTCGCCAGCCCAAGCCCGGTGCTGCTCGTTTGCCCACTGAGCAGCAAGCGGTTGTTGAACGCACGCTGCCGAAGTTCGGCCTGGAACTGCTTCGCCGCATCCGCCACGTTCTGCGTACTCAGGTTGATGCCGCTCTGCAACTGCTGCACCGCAAGCGGGTAGTTGAGCTTCGCCGAAGCCTCGGCCGCACGTAGGTTCTTGACGAGGGAACCCTTCTGGATCTCTCCCTCACGCGCAAGCAATGCTGCCTCGCCCTTGATCGGGGAGTCGGACAGTCGCAGGCCGCGGGCATTCGCGAGTTCATCGGCAATGAGGCCAAGCCCCCTCTGAGTGCTCGCGTCGATGTCGGACGATCCTGCCGATATGGCCGCATCCGTCCCGGCCTTGATCCTGGCTTCCTGCTCTGGGGTAGCCGCACCGCCAGAGCGAATGAGGTCCAGCTGCTTCTGCAGCAGTTCTTCTTGGATCGGCCCGAGACGCGACGCGCGATCAAACTCGGACTTCGCAAAGGCCGCCTGCTGCTCCGGCGTGATCGC